TCGAGACCACAACCGACCGGCTGCGCACCAGGGACCGACAGCCCATGCCCGTCAAAGGTGGTCGGGGTGCTGGCAGCCAGCTGCCCAGCGGCGTCGACACGAAGGCGACCACGCGTGGCGACCACGCGCCGTCCAAGCAGTCCTCGCTGTACTTCCATTACCGGTGGCGCATGCACAAGGCGCTCGTGTCCGAAGATGCCGGCCTGGCACTGTCGCTGGCTGGCGCCGCGACCCAAGACTACGAGGAGCACGTCGGCAAGCGCCGGCCGCTTCGCTGGGCGTCGCACGACGACGCCGTGAACTACCTGCTGACACACTACGTCGGCGTACCCTCTGCCACCGCGGCCGTGGACATGCGCACACCATCCGAGTCGTTTCGGAACGCTCAGCGCTGGGTTCAAGCCCAGCGCACGAGAAACGGCCATGATCCCGAGCTGGGCGAGCGGAGAGCAATGGACAGCCGGACACGGAGGATTGTGGAGATGGCAGCTGCGGGAATCAAGCAGCGCCTGATAGCCGACGAGGTCGGACTGTCGCAGGCGCAGGTCAGCCGCATCCTGTCGGGCGCGAGCATACATACCCAAGCGCCTTGAATTCAATGTGCATAAGCGGTAAGGTGTGTTTCGGTGGATGATTGCGCACTGCGCCATCGCTCGCCGAGAGGGCGACGACCCAATACCGCAGCGGACCATTCGGTCAGGCACAGGGCGTCAGCAGCGATCAGAGGCGGGGGATCGCTCACAACCACAGGTCACAGCACGGGAGGGCAACCGTGGAGACTGATCCAAGGCTTGAAGCAGACGCCTACGTCAGGCACGACGAGCGCATGTACCGAGTGGTGGGACCCGAGATTGACGACCGCGGGTGCATCACTGGGCGCTACGAGCTCGAAAGCGCCAAGGGCGAATGGTCTGCCTACGGGCACGGGCGTGGAACCTGGGTCTACCCCAGGTGCTACCTGACGGCCATTCGGGTCACCTGGGAGTGCCAGCTCGTGAGAGCATCCAACGGGATCTCACACCTAGACGAGGCGATGCGAGCACACCTCCACGACAACGGGCTGCACATGCCGGCCACCATCCAAGCCGGGATGCAAGCACCCCTAGCGATAGAGCGCACCCTGCGGCGTCAAGTTCGCTAGGGGTAGGAGGGCTCGGGCATGGTGCCAGGAGGGCGACGGCGGGGCTCACACAACCCCCGGGGGGGGTAAGAAATCCCTTTCGGGTAAGGCGAGGACCCCAGTCGAACTTTCGCGCACGTTGGCCCATATGGCGATTTGCGCAATCGCTGGGTTGCGTTGCGTGGCGATCGGCCGACGGGCAACCAGAAGGTTGCAAATAGTTCAGCGAAGGCCGCGCGAGCATCCGCAACCGATGCGTTGCGCAGGCGTGACGAGGGAGGGCCGCGATGCGCAAGACTCACGTCTACGTTCGCCGAACGCACGTCTACGTCTGCGTTGATTGCGGCGGGACCTTTGAGCATGTTCGTGTCACGAAGGCACGGAAGCGGTGCCCCGGGTGCGCGCCGGGTGGCATGCGTCCTGCGACACGGCCGTGCGTTGCCTGCAGCAACCCCGCTGCATCGTCTAGGCACTGGTACTGCAATGTGTGCAGCGCCAAGGCACGCCTTCGTCGTCGTGGCCGTCCTCGCCAACCGCACGTGCTCAGCACGGCCGAGCGGGGATACGGGCGGGAGCACGCGAAGCTTCGCAGGCAGTGGCTGGCGACCGTGAGGGCGGGGGGCGTCCGGTGCTGGAGGTGCGGCTCTCCCATCCTTCCGATGGAGCCGTGGGACCTGGGGCACAACGACTTCGACAGGACCGCCCACGCCGGGCCTGAGCACCGCTCCTGCAACAGGGGAGCGCCTTGGAGGAGGCAGCATGCCCGACCAGCGCGCTGAGGCCCTTGCGATGCGTGACGCGGGCCGAGACATTGACGATATCGCTGCCCACTTTGAGGTAAACAAGGCGACGGTCTATCGCTGGATCAACGCCGCGAAGGATGGGCCGGGTCCCACAGAGCGCTCCGCGCGCGCCCTGATCGCCACTTGGGGCGAGCTCGACGAAACCCGCTCCTTGGTTGCCGAGACGATGCTGACCTACGCCGTCACGGCCGACAAGGGCCGCAGGGCGACCGTGGGCGTGATGGCCTCGGCCGGCGTGGCCGCCGCGAAGGAGCTGGACGCGATGACGCAGCGCCTCGGGCAGAGTTCGGGCTTTGAAGAGCTGACCCGCGCGCTGCTGGAAGCGTGACCGGAGCGCCACGATGGGCGACGTCGAGGACCCCATCGCGCCGGACGCTCGGAGGGGCCGCCCACAGGATCAGCAAGCTGCTCGGGCAGCCTTTCATGCCCTGGCAGCGCGAGGTTGCCGACGTGGCGCTTGAGCTAGACGACAGCGGGCGTCTCGTGTACCGCGACGTGGGGCTGATAACGCCCCGGCAGTCGGGCAAGAGCACACTGATCCTCTCGCTGATCTTGACGCGCTGCATCGTGGCCGCGAACCAGCATGTCGTCTACTGCGCGCAGAGCGCGCTTGATGCCCGCAAGCAGTGGGTCAATAACTGGTCCCCTGTGGTCGAGGGATCGGCGATCGGCTCATCGGTGCGTGTCCGCCTAGCGCCGGGCGACGAGGGCTGGTGGTTCCCGAACGGCTCTCACCAGAGCATCGCGGCGAGCACGGTGAAGGCTGGTCACGGGCAGGTGGTCGACACCGCGATCGTGGACGAGGCGTTCGCCTACCAGGACGATCGCATTGAGCAGGCGCTACGGCCCGCGACGATGACCCGGAACCGCCCTGGCATGCTCGGGGCGCAGTTCTGGATCGTCTCTACCGTGGGGGTGCCGTCGTTCAGCACCTACCTGCTGGCGAAGACTGAGCGAGGCCGTGCCGCTGTCGACGAGGGCTTGACGGAGGGCACCTGCTACTTCGAGTATTCGGCGCCGCAGGATGCCGACCCGGGGGACCCTGCGACGTGGCGGGCGTGCATGCCGGCGCTGGGGTACACGGTGGACGAGGACACGATCCGGGCGGCGTTTGAGTCGATGACCCGGAGCGAGTTCCGTCGCGCGTTCCTCAACCAGTGGGTGACGGCACTCGGCGACCCGATCGTGCCGATCGACCACTGGAACCTGCTCGCCCGGCCGGAGGCTCCTAGGCCGCCCTGGGTGGTCCTGGGGCTGGACATTGACCGTCAGGACGCCCATGCCGCGCTTGTGGCCGTCGGCGAGATTGACGATGGGCCGCAGGGTGGCCCGAAGGGGCTACAGGGCGGCGTGCTTGAGGCCGGCGATCGGACGGACTGGCTTCTGCCGGCCCTTGCGGACCAGGTGGCCCGGTTTGATCGTCCCCATGTCGTCGTGGACGAGCGCGCATGTCGACACATGCTGCCCGAGATTGAGCGCATCGCCGGCTTTGACCGGGTGATCGCGCTGAAGACGAGCGAAGTGCCTCCTGCGTGCGCGTTCTGGCTGCGACTGATTCAGCAGCAGCGTGCTTGGCATCGCGGCGAGCCCGAGCTGACCGCTGCACTGGTTGGCGCTGGGCAGCGGCGCCTCGGTGACGGGTGGGCTTGGAGTCGGGCGCAGTCCGGAGTGGATATCAGCCCCTTGGTGGCGTTCACCTTGGCGTGCTCGTTCTGGCTGGGAGCGTGGGGTGACGAGACGTAGGACTTGCAACCACGAGCACGGGAGGAACCGTGATCCGAGAGCATCTTGACCAGCTCATCTCCGAGCTGGGCGAGCACATGGAGAAGACCGAGCGGCTGCGTGGCGAGCTGAGGAAGCACGTCGCAAGAGCTGAGCAGCAGCTATTGGAGCGCGTGGGCCGCGAGGCCGAGCTGCGCAATCAGATCGAGGACCACGAGGCGAACCTGCGCGCCGACGGCCACGTGGTGGCTCCTCACGCGCCGCATGTTGACGCTGGCCAGCCAGCCGCCGCCATTGAGGCGGCCACGGCCGTGAAGGGTTCGACGGCGTTCAAGCCCGATTCGAGCAGGATGGGTCCCGAGAAGGGTCCGAGCCCGGGCCCGAAGCCGTCCCGGCCGTAGCCGCCCGACGTGGATCTCTCCAGCGGGTTTGACATCCCGAACCCGTACGGGCTGCTGGCGTCGGACTTCGGCTTCGACGTCGCCGGATACCGGGCGGCCCTGGGGTTCCTGGGCGACCTGGCGAGCGGCACTGAGCATGACCGCGCGCTGGCGGCCAACGGGGGCTCGCTGGCCCTGCTGACGGGGTGGAAGGGTTCGCCCAAGTTCCGTCGCGTGTACGCGAAGTGCCTTGAGGCGGCCCGAACGAACACGGAGAGGCCGATCGTGCGGCAGATCCCTGTCGTTCCGGTGCTGCCGCCCTCGGGCCAGCAGCGGTTCATTCCCGTTGAGGAGGTGCCGCGGAACGCTGGGCCCTTCACGAGTACCCCAGCGCCCACTGTGGGGCTGTGATGAATCTGCCGCCCTCGTTCCGCCATCAGGCTCGGTCGGCCGCTCCGGCGTCGCCGACGTCGATCCTTGACGATATCGAGCGGGCGCACGAGGCCGAGTACGCCGACCTGCTCAGGTATGCGGCTATTCGCGCTCGCGCGTTTGCTCCGCGGCCCGAGGAGCGGCCGGGATGGTGGGCAGCGTTCAAACGGTGGCGCCGGTGAGCACCGAGGCCGAGCGCGAGCTTGTCAAGGCCGGGGATGCGCTGGCGGGCATGCTCGGGGTGGCTGTCGCGGCGATGGACTCGCGCGAGCTGTTCTCGCCGATCGAATCGGATCTGGTGCGCTCTGAGATTCTGCGGTGGCATCACGTGAAGGCGACCACGTCGGACGAGTGAGAGCTCGCCCACGCCGCGGCGTGCAGCGCAAGACCGGGGACCGGGGCTACGGTGGCGAGCACCAGCGTCTCCGCAAGCGGTGGATCCCGATCGTGGCCGCGGGCGGTGTCATGTGCGCCCGCTGCAAACGGCCGATCTGGCCCGGCGAGCCTTGGGACCTCGATCACACGCAGGATCGGACGGGCTACCTCGGCCCCAGCCATGCGCGTTGTAACCGCGCCACTGCTGGCCGGCGCCCTCGTCGTGTCCGCCGAATCTCAAGAGGGTGGTGAGCCGTGAAGGTAGGAGACATCCTCGAGTGGCTTGCCGGCGCTGCCTTCACGGCGGCTGCCTTTCTCGCCACCGGCCGCCCTTGGCCCGCTCTCGTGGTTGCGGGGGCTTGTCTCATGTACGAGGCGCAGTGCTGGGCGGGGCATGATTTCGCGCCCGTGCGCCCCGGCTGGCTGCGGTGGCCTTCTCGGCTGCGCCGTCGCGGGCGGGAGGAGTCTTGACGCTCGCGCGACTTCGGGAGGCCCGGGCTGGCGCTGCCGTTGAGCAGCGCAACCTCGCGGGCATGAACTATGGCAACGGCTACGCGTACGCGGACCCTCACGCCATCCCGCCGCACGGCTGGAACAATATGGCGCGGGCTGGTGTGCTTGTCACCCCGCACACGCTTCTGCAGGTTGACGTGGTTTACACGGCGCTGCGGATCATCTCGAACAACATCATCAAGATGGGCAACCTCCGGGCGTACGCGGAGGGCTATTCGCAGGACAACGTGGTCTATCGCCAGTTCCTGCGCCAACAGCCGGCGATCCTGACGAACACGTTCGGTGGGGGGAACCTCGGTGGCATCGGCGGGTCGATGATGCAGTGCACCGGCATCGACCGGACGATCTGGTCGATGGCGCTGTTCGGCGAGGCGTTCTGGTACATCCTCGATCGCGATCGCCTTGAGCGTCCACGGACGATAGAGGTGCTGCACCCCGCGTTCATGGAAGTGAAGATTGACGATGGCCAAGTGCAGTACCTCTACGGCAGCAGCAATAACCGTCAGGTACTGGACTTGTGGAACGTGGTTCACGTTCCGATGAAGTCGCTGCCGGGCGCGCGCCGAGCGCTCAACCCGACCGACTACGCGGGGGTTGCCGGCGCGCTAGCGATGGCCGCCTACGAGTTCGGCTCGACCTGGTTCAGCCAGGGCGCGTCCCCGTCGTTCATCCTGTCGACCGACCAGAAGCTCGGCAAGGACGAGATCGACCGGATCGCCCAGAAGTTCCTTATCGAGCATAGTGGCCTGTCGCAAGCGCACCTTCCACTCGTGCTGGACTCGGGCGTGAAGGCCACGAAGGCCTTGAACACGCCCGACGAGGCGCAGTACCTGCAAACGCTTGAGTATGCCCGCCAGGTGATCGGCGCGTGGTTCGGTATCCCGCAGTCGCGGATGCCGAACGCGCTCCAGCGCCAGTCGCCAATGCCTCCGCATGCCCGGCAGGAGGAGGCGATCGGCTTCCAGCTGGACACCCTGTCGGGGTACATCGTGCCGCTTGAGGAAGTGTATTCGGCGTTGCTGCCGGCTGGACAGTTCGCCTGCTTCGATGAGCAGCAGTTGTCGAAGCCGGACGCGCAGTTCCAGGCGATCAAGATCCAGGCGCTGCGGATGACGCAGGCGGCGTCGATCAACGATGTCCGTACCCGGGAGCTCGGGTGGGCGCCCGTGGATGGCGGTGACGATGTGATCGCGCCGTTCGCTTCGAACGTGGCGCCTGGCCAGACGGGTTCGCAGGCTCCGCAGTCCTCGTCCGGCTCGCCTGTGGATGAGGCTGACGACGATCCGCCTGCGGCGCAGGCGAGAGGCGCTGGATTGGGAACTTGAGCGCGACGACGAGAAGTCGTTGCTGCTCGCCTTGACGTAGAGTTGACCGAGGAGGTCACGATCCGTACCCAGACACAGGACGTGGCCGAGAACGTCGAGCCGCGCAAGGACTACACGCAGGCCGAGCGGGACAAGGCCGCCAAGGAGGGCGCGGCCCTCAGCGACGGCAGCTTCCCGATCTACAGCCAGGCGGACGCCGAGAACGCTTGGAGGCTGCGTAACAACGGCGACCACGCCGAGGCATCCGTGGTCGCGCATATCAAGAAGCGCGTCAAGGCGCTCGGGCTGAAGATGCCCAGTGACGACGACTCGCGAGCGCAGGCGAAGGACTGCTCGACGTGCGATGGCACCGGGAAGATCATGGACGGCAACCGCAAGTGCCCGGATTGCAACGGCACTGGTTCGCTTGCGAACGACGGCTCGGCTCCCGAGCAGCGGACGCCGCTGAGGGCTCGGAAGCCTGGGCGCAAGGAGCGCCACCGGGCCGTCCCGCTCATACCCGAGGTCCGGCATTACAACGCCACTGACCTTGAGGTTCGCAGCGTCCGGGACTCCGACGAGATCATCATCACCGGCTCCGCCATCGTGTACGACTCCCCGTACGTCGTCCGGGACATCTTCGGCGAGTTCGAGGAGCGCATGATGCCCGGATGCGTCGCCGACCTGCTCAATCGCGGGGTGGACTGCCGGCTGCTGCTCAACCACGAGGGGCTGGCGATGGCGCGCACCACCGCGCGGACGCTCACCCTTGCCGACACGCCCCGGTCGCTGAACATTGAGGCTCGACTGGACGCCCGGCAGCATCTCGCGAACGACTTCGCGATCGCCGTCGAGCGGGGCGACATGAACCAGATGTCCGTCGGCATGGTCGTCAGCCTTGACGAGTGGGGCGACAACGGGACGCTTGAAACCCGGGACGTGTACAAGCTGGACAACCTGCTGGACGTGAGCGGGGTGACTTACCCGTGCTCGCCAAGCACGAATCTCGCGGTTGCGCAGCGCATGGCGATGGAGATGCCCGTCGAGTCGCGAGCGCGCGTCCGGCGCCTGTACGCGGACGTTCGTGCGGGCAAGGTGCTCTCGGACACGAATCAGGGCAAGATCGTGGAGGCCGCGAAGGCGATCCATACCGTCCTTTCGGCATCGGGCTTCGATCCTTCGAGCCTGATCGAGGCCGACGACAGTGCCGAGCCGGACGCGGCTGGCACGTTGAACGAGGATGCCTCGGTCGGGGGTGACGTCGAAAATGGCGAGGGTTCGTCCACGGACGCGGCTGACGGCTCGGGTGACCTGAGCGGCAGCCTTCGTCAAGAGGATCCGGGCGAGAAGATCCGCGACGACGAGCCGGTGGCGGCTGAGCGTCGCGACGATCCCACTCCCGAGGATCATGGCATCGCTTGGGGGCTGAAGGACCTCAAGGCCCAGATCGCCCAAGTGAAGGCGAGACAGCTCGCCGATCCGGACAACGCGACCGACCCGGACGACAAGGCCGTGATGGAAGCCATCAGCGCCGCCGAGGCGGCGATCGACAAGGCCATCGTCGCGCAGTCGAAGGATGGTCACGCCGACAGTCGGTCCAAGACTTTGACCGCGCTTCGCATCCGTGCGGAGGCGCACAAGCTGCGGGTCCTGTAGGGCCCGACAAATCCCCGCGAAGCGGGGTGCCTCGCAGTACTTACGTACGAAGAGGCGAAGCCTCGCAGTACCGCATTCACGAGGTCCGGGAGTTCGCTCAGGCCAAGGCGAACAGTACCGCTCGCGGATGGTCCGGGAGGCGTGGTGTTCACATACACCACAATGAAAGGAGTGGGTTCTTGAACCCGCTGAAGGCGCTCCTGGCGAAGCGCGATAGCGCCGGCCAGGAACTCGAGGGCATCCTCCGCGACCCGGAAACGGGCGAGGAGCGCGAGTCCCTCAGCGACGAGCAGGAGTCCCGGAGCACCGAGCTCCTAGGCGAGATCAAGGAGCTGGACTCCGAGATCGAGAGGGTCAGCGCCGAGGTCCGCAATCAGAAGATGATTGTCGAGGCTCGGAAGCTGGTGACGGGTGGCGTGGCTGCGGACGTGAGCGTCGAGGACGAGCCGATGGTCTATGGGCCGGGCTCGCCGAACTCGTTCTACGCGGACTTCATCACCCTGGATCGGCGCACTGCGATCGATCCGCGGTATCGCGGTGCGCAGGAGCGCATGCTGAAGTGGTCCGATCAGGTGGAGCGTGAGATCGCCTCGGCGACCGCGTTCGGCAAGGACGCGGAGCGGCAGCTTCGCGAGATCTACCGGGACTCGTCTGTTGAGTTCACGCACAACGTGATGGCGGAGGTTCGCCAGCGCGGGAAGCTGGCTCGGGAGCTGAAGGACGGCGTCGAGTCGCGTGCGGTAACGACTGGCGGTGGCGCTACCGCGTCGGCGGCGGGTGGTGGTGCGGCGTCGTTCGTGACGCCGATCTTCGCTACCCCGTACATCCCGTACCGTGAGTACGGCCGGGCGTTCGCGGACCAGTGCTTCAAGGCTCCGCTGCCTGACTACGGCATGGCAATCTACAAGCCGCAGGTGACCGGGCCGGCTGGCGTGGCTCAGTTCACTGAGGCCGGGGTTGTTACCGAGGTTGATCCGAGCGCCGGGTACGCGGTGGCGACGCTGGCGATCTTCGCTGGCGAGGTCACGCTGTCCCAGGTGGTGCTCGATCGCATGGCGCCGGACTACCGGTTCGATGTCATGTGCGAGGATCAGCTCAAGCGCGACTACGATCCCAAGTTCGACAAGTACGTTCTCGCGCAGGCGTTGGCGAATGCCACGTCGCAGGCGTGGACGGGCAACGGTGGCGTGTTCACGCTGACCCCGCCGTCGGGCAGCCTGCCCGGCTCGGGTGGCTTCTATGGCCAGGTCAGCAAGGCGAAGGCCGCGATGCGCAAGTTGATCGGCACCGTTCTGAACCCGACGCACCTGTTCCTCGATCCGGCGCGCTACGAGTTCATCGCTGCGTGGTCGGATGCGCAGGGCCGGCCGGTTGTCGTGCCGGACTACGCGGGACCGTTCAACGCGCTGGCGAACAGCGGGAACGGTGACGCTGGCATTGAGGGCTACACGGGCACCCGGTTCAACGGGCTTCCGGTGTTCACCGATGCCAACCTGCCGACCACGGGCGGCACGTTGAACTACGATCAGGCGCTCATCGGGTGCCTGGCCGAGGTTGAGGTCTACGAGGGTAACGCGATCAACCGCGTTCTTCCGCAGACGCTTGCTACGAATCTCGAGACGATTCTGCAGCGCTACTCGTACGCGACCGTTCTGGTCAACTACAACGGCGCGGTCACCTCGATCAATGGTTCGGGCATGTCGGCGATCAACTACGTCGACTAGCAGTAGGTAGGCTTATCCCCGGCTTGGCGGTCGAGGGGATAGTGCGCGCGCCGCTGGGGCGGCGAGGTCGGCTACGGCCTTGGGCTTGGGTTCGATTCCCGCCCGTGCGCTTTGCGTGATCCATTGGTGTGCCGGTTCGTTCCTGCGCGCTGGCATGATGAGTACGCGTACGGCGAAGAGCTCTCCCGAGTGTGGGGCGAGGACTGCGTGATCGTGAACGTTGAGCACGACATGGAGTATTCCGATCGGCTCGCGCGCGAACTCGTGGCCTGCGACCATCCGCTCTGCACTCACGCTTACCGCATGCATCTGCCGCGGGAGTGCTGGGCGCACGGCGCGGTGGCGAACGCGGCCACGTTGACGGTGGCGTGGGGTAGCGAGGGCGAGGAGTGGGCCGAGTTCTCGGGCGTGGGCTTCTGCAAGATCGTGCCTTCGGCACGCGTCGCCCCGCTTGAACGCTGTCCGTGGTGGGAGGTTGAGGGGACCGTGAACGCGACAGTCCGCGGGCCTTGGCATGTGCATTGGCCCGCGGTGGAGCACTATCACCGATGAGCGACATTTACGATCGGATGGACCCGAAGGTGGGCGCCGTCCAGCGGGAGTTCAATCGCAAGCGCCTAGCGCAGCTCAAGGCCGAGGGCCTGGAGCGCCAGCGTCGCCTGCGGCTCGTCGCGGCACTGCATTGTCACCCGGGGCCCGGTGAGTCGGGGTGGTCGGATCGGCGCCGCACGTGATCTCGCTGCTCGTTCCGACGCGTGGGCGCCCTCACAATATCCGTAGGTTCGCGGAGAGCGTCGAGGCGACCGCATCTGCCCTAGTGGAGGTCGTGTGGTGCGTGGACGATGACGACGTCGAGTCCTTTGACGCAGTGATCCAGTGCAACGAGTGCGCCGAGATGACGAGCCATTGGCTGCTCGTGGCCCCGCGCGTAATCCCGTGCAAGCGCTGGAACGATGCGTGGCGTGCCGCCAATGGGAGCATCTTCGGCATGTTCGGCGACGACTGCGTGTTCCGGGCGTCGGGCTGGGACGAGATGGTCGAGCATGCGTTCGCTCGGTACCCGGACGGTATCGCGCTCGTGTACGGCCCCGACGGCTTTCGCAACCAGGCGCACGCGAGCCACCCCTTCCTCTCCCGCCAGTGGACGGATGCCCTGGGCGGCGCGACCGTCGAGTTCTTTAGTCAGGACTGGAACGACACGTGGATGAACTACCTCGGCGACGCGGTGGGGCGGCGCCACTACATCCCGGAACTCAGGATCCAGCACCTGCACCCCGACGATCCGAGCTTGGGGGTGCCGGAGGACGATACCTACCGGCAGAACCGAGAGCGGTGCGTCCGCGACCGAAATGCGGAGCGCTACGCGAGCACTGAGATGCAGCAACTGCGCGAGCAGGACGTGGCAAGGCTGCGGGCGGTCATGCGGTGATTCTCGTCTGCGGCGCGGGCGGCTTCATCGGGGGCCACCTGGTGGAGCGGCTGCTGGCCGACGGCAAGGAGGTCCGCGCGGTTGACATCAAGCCGTGGGCTGCGTGGTGGCAGACGTATGCCGATGCTCAAAGCGTGTCGCTCTGTGACCTTCGGGATCCGATGGCATTCGTCGGCTCTGTGCGCGGGATCGATGCGGTCTACAACCTTGCGTGCGATATGGGCGGCATGGGCTACATCGCGGCCCATAGGGCCGATTGCATGCTGTCCGTGTCGATCAACACGAACCTGCTGCAGCGGGCTTGGCGCTGGGGCGTCGACCGCTACTTCTACAGCAGTAGCGCGTGCGTCTATCCCGCCTATCGTCAGGCCCAGCCGGGCGCGGAGGGGCTGAAGGAGGCAGATGCTTACCCGGCCGATTGCGAGGACGGGTACGGCTGGGAGAAGCTGTTCTCCGAGCGACTGTGCCGTCACTTCGCGGAGGACTATGGGCTGGCGACGCGCGTCGCGCGCCTGCACAACTGTTACGGCCCGATGGGAACCTGGGCCGGCGGACGCGAGAAGGCCCCGGCCGCGATCTGCCGCAAGATCGCCCAAGCGCAGCGCTCCGGCCATCACGAGATCGAGATCTGGGGCGACGGCGAGCAGACGCGCTCCTTCATGCACGTTGACGACTGCGTGGAGGGCATCCTGCGCATCATGCGCTCGTCCATGTCCGAGCCGATCAACCTCGGCAGCTCGGAACTCGTTTCGATCAATCAACTCGTGGATGCCGTCGAGGCGATCGCCGGGATCAAGGTTCGCCGTCGCTACGTGGATGGCCCCGAGGGCGTCCGTGGGCGGGCTAGTGACAACACGCTGATCCGATCGACCCTAGGCTGGGAGCCCTCGATCACGCTGGCAGAGGGGCTTCAGGGGACTTACCGCTGGATCTATGATCAGCTCGATTGACCCGCCCGTGTTCATCACGGTGCGGGATCGTGTCGTGGACCTGTGCCGACTGGTCGCGTGGCTTGAGCGCGCCGGGCACCAGCGGATCGTCCTGCTGGACAACGCGAGCACGTACGAGCCCGTCGTGGAGTACCTGCGCTCGACGCCGCACGATGTCGTCTGCTTGGGGAAGAACTTGGGCTCGCGGGCGCTCTGGCACGCCGGGCTGGCCCCACGCGACGAGTGGTTCGTGCTGACGGACCCCGACGTGGTTCCCTTGGACGACTGCCCGCACGATGCGGTTCGGTACCTGCACGATCTCCTGCTGCGCTACGGCGGCCCGAAGGCGGCGCTCGGCCTGTACTTGGGCGACGTACCCGGGGATCTCGGGTGCCTTCCGTGGGAGCGGCAGCTGCTGGATCCGTGGCCTGGCGACAGCTGGCGCGGCAGGCTTGCCCCGGGGGTGTTCGACTCGCTGTCGGACACGACGTTCGCCCTGTACCCGCCCGGAGGCGCGTTCGGATATCACGCGCTGCGCACGGGGTGGCCGTACCAGGCGCGGCACATGCCGTGGTACGAGCCAGCTACGGACGAGGAGCGCGCCGAGCGCGCCTACTACCTGGCACACGCCAAGGGCGGCTGCGAGGGCTCAAGCTACAAAGACGGGCTGCAGGCCTAGGGGGTGCCGATGCGACTTCAGTACTTGTGGCGCTGCGCCAAGTGTGGCGAAACGCTGTGGAGTATCGGGCGCCCTGCGCCCTGTCGCCACAGGTCGGCCGTGTATCAGACCACGACCTCGCGGCCGGCCAGCAGGGCCGTGCGGCGTCGAGGCGCGGAGCTTGTCGAAACGACGGCTGCGCCCGAGATGGAGGTCCGCCGATGAGCTTCAGTCAGACGATTATCACGCACCAGTGGGCCAACGCGGATCTGACGCCCGCTAGCGGCTCTATCACCTGCGCGCTCACCAAGAGGATCACGAACGGTGGTGTCAGCATCGTGCCGGCATCCGAGGTCAGCGTGAACCTCAACGGCAGTGGCGCGATCAGTCAGGCGCTGACCTCGAATGCCGACCCGGGGACGACGCCCACGGACTCGCAGTGGCGCATCGACGTGCGCGTGGCCGGCGCCACCGAGGAGTCGTATCTCATCACGGTGCCCCCAGGGCCGGGGACGGTCGACCTCGGGACGCTGCTGCCGGGCGCGGAGCAGATCCAATGAGCGCGCGACACCATCGCCACGACACGAGCCCGTTCGGGTCGGACCGGTTCGGCTGCGCGGCTGAGCGGTTCGCCCGGCTCTTCGGCACGCCGCGGTTCATTGTGGCGCAGACGGGCGTCGTCATCGCGTGGATCGCGGTCAACGGGGCGGCGGTCGCGCTGCGATTCGACCCGTATCCGTTCATCCTGCTCAACCTGCTGTTCAGCACGCAGGCGGCCTACGCGGCGCCGCTGATCCTGCTGGCGCAGACGCGTCAAGCGGATCGCGAGAGGCTGACGGCGGAAGCGGACGCGCGCCACCGGGAAGAGATCGCCGAGCGGCACTCGGAGATGCTGCGAGAGCTCCGTGCCCTCGTGGCCGAGGAGGGGCACCAGTGAGCTTCAACAGCAACGCCCTGTCGACGCAGTGGGGATCGTTCCTGGATTTGCAGAACGATCTCAAGCCCTTTTTGAATGTGCCGAGCTCTGACACGAGCCGCGATGTCGTCCTGCAGGACCTGATCGACGGCATCTCAGAGTGGGTCCAGCTCGAGGCCGGCCGGCCGCTCGCGAAGACGCGGTTCGAGTTCAAGTTCGACGGCAACTCGGGCTGGAAGGGCTCGTATCTCATGCTGCCGTACGTCCCGGTGCTCGAGGTTATCTCCGTCACCGAGTATTGGGGCTACTCCGGCCCGCACGTTCTGACGGAGCAGACGCCGACGAGCCAGGTCGACGGCTGGCAGTGCGAGTATCGCACCGGCCGCTTGACGCGCGTGTTCCAAGGCTTGATCCCCAAGCCGTGGTTCCCCGGCTCGGGGAACGTCATCGTGGAGTGGGATGCGGGATTCAACCCGGTCCCCAAGAGCGTCCAGCTCGCCACGAAGGAGGCCATCAAGTGGTATTGGGACAACACGCAGCAGCACTCGCGCAGCCGCCCGTCGGGCCAGGACGAGTGGAATAGGCCCGACCCGTCGCAGTTCTGGGGTTCTGTGATGCCGGCGATGATGCGCCCGCTGCTTGAGCAGTACGCGCAGGTAGGCATGGGGTGAGTCGCCTTGTCAGCACGGTCCCGGGGGCGTTCGCGGCGTTCTACTCGCTGCTCGCCGCGGCGGGACAGGCGCAGAACCCTCCGATCTCCGTGTTCGCCCAAGCGCTCCAGCAGGACGAGCCGAACTCGTACGTGCTGCTCGGCGGCTCCCCGGACGGGCAGCCGGGTATCCGGAACCACTCCTTCGAGCCTGCCTCTCTGGGGTCGCTGAACCAGTATGAGACGTTCGAGCTTTGGGGCTACGCCACGGCGTACCTCGGCAGCTTCGATCCGGCGTCGGCGCTGGCAGATACGTGGAGCCTGTATCAGGACGTCGTGATGGCGACGTTCGTCAACTACAGCGGTGGCAACGGGAGCCTCGGTGGCCCGGGCAGCGCGATCTTGGGCGCTTCGGCGCCGGCAACGCTGGAGCGGATGCTTCCGGAGTGCGCTGACTACACGGGCGTGCCGACCGGGAGTGGCTTCGCTGGGGTCGTGGAGTTCTGCTACTCGTTCAAGTCCCGGATCACGGTTGCCTGACGTCCGGGCGTTCTACCACGCGTGGCTGGACGGGGCGTGGGAGCGGCCGCACTTCGAGTTCGGGCAGGCTTGCGCCCAGAGCGGCTTCCCGGCCGAGGTCGTGGTGAACTGGTCCCGGGCGACGTCCGAAGCGCCGACGATCAACCTCGTTCGCGACTACGCGCTTGAGAACGATGGGGTGGTGCTCTACGCCCACACGAAGGGCGCCGCGACCGTCGAGCCCTTTCGTGACCGTTGGCGTCGTTCCATGACAGCCCGCGTGGTGGCTCGCTGGCGCGAAAACCTAGCCCTCCTCGAGGACCACGACGCCGTGGGGTGCCACTGGCTGACCGAGGCCGAGTATCCCGGCATGTTCGGGACGATGACCGTGCCGGCGGATGGCTCGGGCTTCTTCGGGGGGAACTTCTGGATGGCGCGCTGCGACTACCTGCGAACCCTCCCGCCGTGCAAGGACGCGCCGCGGTGGCAGGCCGAGCAGTGGATCGGGATCAACCATCCTCGCGTGGTCGACCTGCTGCCGGGCTGGCCGCATGACAACAGGTGGCCCGAGCTGTGCGGGTGATAATGCCCGTGGCCGGCGACGTCGATGATCGCGTGCGGGACGCCTTGGAGGCCACGGGCTGGCCGGTGTACGGCGTTGACGTTTCGATCTCGCCGCGAGCCTACTTCGATCTGCTGTTCGAGTACTGGGCGGATGGCGCAACCTTCACTGTGATCGAGCATGACATGGTGGTGCATGCGACCGCGCTCGAGGAGCTGGACGCCTGCCCGTACGAGTGGTGCGCCTTCCCGTACCGGTACGGCACGCATGAGCGCCACTACGGCCTTGGCTGCGCCAAGTTCGGCGAAGAGCTGATCGCCCGCAACCCGGATGCGATGCGCCGCGTGGGGACGATGCGGGACATGAACCACCCCGCTCGGCACTGGTGCAGGCTCGACGCGTGGTTGCAGGGCGTCGTGCTGCCCGGCAGTGGGGAGCACATGCACCGTCATGAGAGGTCGGTGCGTCATCTTGGCTGCGGCAATAGTCACGGCTGCATTCCCTCCTGAAAGGAGCCCCACGTGGGGACACGGTTGTACAACGGCGGCACGCAGCCGCTCGTCCCGGCTGGGCGCTGGGGCGATGGAGTCATAATGCCGGGCGAGTGGATCGAAGTGGATGATCCGGGCTCGTACGGGCCTCCCTGGCGGCGCGACGATGAGGTCGAAGGGGAATCCTCGCCCAGGGCCCCGGAGGCCGCCCACGGCCCGGAGGTGGCCCGCGAGCCCCCCCCTGGCCTGGGTCCCGACGTGCGCGTGCTGGACAACGGAGATGTAGTGAGTCAGGCCGGCCAGGTGGTCGGGCATATCGACACTCAAGCGCCGGCAGCGTCGGCCGAAGGAGGTACCGCCTAAATGGCCGGGATCGCAGGAGGGTTGGGCGGTGCAGTAGGCATCGCCGCCGAGTCTACGTACGGGACGTTCGTGTCCCCCACCAGGGCCCTTGAGGTTCGCTCCGCGAAGCTTCAGGAGGTTCCGCACATCGCGCAGGGCACCGGGCTTGCCTACGGGCGCACGGTCGACCTCGGCTCCCGTCGTGTCCCGATGTGGTACGACGCCAAGGGCGACGTCAATATGGAGTTCCTGAACTCCGGGATGGCGCTGCTGCTCAAGAACATCATGGGGTCGAACGCGTCGCTGACGCAGGTCGGCAGCACGCCCGCCTACCAGATCGCGTGCAACTACGGGGTGCCGGACGGTCAGAACTACATGACCCTCCAGAACCTCGTGCCGGACACGGGCGGGAACATCCACTGCGAGACGTTCCACGGGTGCAAGATCACCAAGGCTACGTTCTCGATCGACCTGCAGAACCCGCTGATGCTGGACCTGTCGATCGACTCGCAGTACAAGGAGGAGGCAAGCGCCGCCTTCACCCCGTCCTACACGGCAAGCACTGCCATCTTCACCGCGTTCGGCATGCAGTTCAAGGCCGGGGCGCGTGGCTCTGAGGTGTTCGTGGACGGGGTGCGTAAGTTCTCGTTCAGCATCGAGCGCATCCTGAAGGTCGATCGCATCTATGTCGGCGGCAGCTACAAGGACGAGCCGACCACCAGCGGCGTGACGAAGATCACGGGTAGCATGGATGTCGACCTTCTGCCGACGAACAAGGCGGTGCTGTGGGATCTGATGCACACTCAGCTGCCGGTCCCGTCGATCGTCGCGCAGTTCACCGGCCCGCAGATCGGAACGTCGGGCCAGTACAACATGCTGACCCTGAACCCGTGCGAGTGCTTCATCGACTCGGGCGGCACGCCGGAGCTCGCGGGGCCTGACATCGTGACCGCCACGCTGGCGTTCAGTGTTCTCACCGACCCGTCGAACGACAGCCCGCTGTCGGCGACGCTCGTCACCGCAGACTCGACGCTGTAGATGGCAGCCAAGGACACGGATCTCTGGCGGATCACGTACGAGGGCGAGAAGTACACTCTCGCGCGCACGGACATCACCGTTGGGGTTCTGCGCCAGATGAAGAGCTGGTTCGGGCCCGCGTACGGCAAGTACCTGTCGTTTGTTCAGCTCCTGATCGAGGGTGACGCTGACGCGTGGGCGTGCGCGATCTGGATCGTGCTGCGTGCCTCGGGGCGGAACATCCGCACCCCGCAGAACCTCGACTTCGCGGTCAGCGAGGTTATGGCGGCGGACGATGATGACGACGAGCTCGATCCCGAGCCCGTGCTCCCGGAGGCGGGGCCTACGCCGGACTCTTCCGGCAGCGACGCAACCCCCGCCTAGATCAGGACATCGACGAGCTTCGCAATACCTACCTGTTCGACCTCGCGGACATCTGCGGGCTGTCGGCCAGGGAGGTGGACGAGTGCTCGTTCATCGACTTTCTGATCTACCTGCAGGGGATCGACCATCGCCGGGAGATGCGGGTGCAGGCGCAGGAGGCCGGCATCTGGATCCCATAGCCGACGGGAGGGCCGGTGGCATCTAACGTCAGCCCGACCGGCTCTCCCATTGTCGCGGACACGGCGGGGTTGTCGCGGCTCGCCCGGAACCTCCGGGCGGCGAGTCCGGAGGCGTGGAAGGCGTGCCGGCTGGCGATGCGCGCCGCGGCCGCTCCCGTGATGTCCGAGGCCCAAGCCCGCGCGGGATGGTCGACGCGCATTCCGGGCTCAATGCGTATCAGGCCGCGCGCTGGCACCGTAAAGATCGTCGCGGGGGGCCCGGCGGCACCGGACGCCGCCCCGTACGAGCACCACGGGCTGCCAGGCAAGTTCCGGCACCCCCTGTTCGGCAATCGGGACTACTGGTACGACCAGACGGCACGGCCGTTCCTCGGGCCGGCCGCGGAGGCGGCGAAGGGCGAGGTCTCGGAGAAGCTGCTGGCAGCGGTGACAGAGGCCGTCATGAGAGCGATCGAGGGGGGGCAGGCGTAAGAACCTTGCAACTGGTGGGTCAACGCTTTGGACGGCTGGTGGTATGTGCGCGAGAGGGCACAATTGGACACCACTCTGCGTGGCTGTGTCGCTGCGACTGTGGAGCGACCAAGGTTGCTCCTGGGGTTGAGCTGAAGTCCGGTAAGGTGAAGTCGTGCGGCTGTTGGAAGCGGGATGTGGGTCGGTCGCGCGCGACCCACGGCCACTCTAGGGGTGGGCGCATGACGCCCACGTATCACGCGTGGGTGGGCATGATTCAGCGGTGCACGAATCCGCGTAACGCGGATTACCCGTATTGGGGTGGTCGTGGCATCTCAGTATGCGACGAGTGGACCGCAGGGTTCGCGGCCTTCCTTGCGGACATGGGTGCCGCGCCTGCGGGTACCTCTCTGGATCGCATCGACGTAGACGGGAACTACGAGCCGGGCAATTGCCGATGGGCGACTCCTGTAGAGCAGTCAAACAGCCGGCGTCGCTCAATTCGAATCTCGCCTGGACTGTTGGCCGAAATAGACGCCGCGCGCGGGAACATGACGCGCAGCAAGTGGCTGGAGATGGCCGCTCGCGCTGCGCTGAGAGGTGGTGAGTAGATGGCCGGGAAGAGCACCCTCGTAGAAGTTGCCTTCATCGGAAATACTCGCGACCTTGAAGCGAGTCTCGTTCGTTCCGGCGTGGTCGCCGAGGACGCGTCGAAGAAGATCCAGGGCTCGGCTGCGGACGCTGGCCGTGCCGCGGCGAAGCAGGCCGAGGAGATGGGCGCTTCTGCCGCCGACCAGGAGTCGGCCGCTGGTCGTGCCGCCGCGGCGTTCGTGGAGATGGCGTCGCAGATCACCAAGGCCCAGCGCGCCGCGGGGGATGCTGCCGCTGGGGCGGCCCGGCAGATGGGCGAGAGCGTCGACCAGCAGAAGGCCGCTTACGTCAAGGCGGTTGCTGCCCAGCGGGAGTATGAGCAGTCCACGCGGGCGAGCACGGATGCTCAGAAGGCGGCTGCGGACGCGTCGGCTGAGCTTGCCGAGAAGATCCAACTGTCTGCGCAGGCGGCGGCACGCTCGGCTGCCGAGCAGGCTGCCGCGGTGGGCGCCAGTGCCGATGACCAGGCGGCTGCGGCGGCTCGGGCTGCTGCGGCGTTCACGGAGCAGTCTGCGGCTATGTCGCGCGCCCAGAGGGCCGCTGGTGAGGCGGCCGCGGAGGCGGCGCAGCAGGTGGGCGCTAGCGTGGACGCGCAGAAGGCTGCCTACGATCGTGCCGTAAGCGTCCAGGGCGAGTATGAGGCGGCGATGCGCAAGGCCGCCGATGAGGCGAAGGCGGCGGCGGACGCTGAGGCTGCCGCGGTGAAGGCTTCCGCCGACGAGCAGGAGGCCGCCCAGAAGCGGGCTGCGGATGCCGCGAGGGCTTCGGCTGACGAGCAGGCGGCGTCTGCGGAGCGGGCGAAGGCCGCGGCCACGGGGTTGAGCGAGAAGTTCGCTGGGGCGTTTGGGATGAAGCCGTCGACGGCTGGGATGGCTGCGTTTGCTGCTGCCGCCTATGAGGGCGTGAAGGGCGCGACGAGCTTGCAGAAGTCAATGGAGATGCTGCACACGCAGGCGGGCGTGGCGCAGTCTTCGATCGGCACTCTGACCTCGGGCGTGCTGCACATGGCTGGCGCGGTGGGCCAGAGCCCGGAGCAGCTATCCGCGGGCTTGTATCACGTGGCCTCGCAGCTCAACGCGACCCTTCCGCCCGCGCAGCGCGTGTCCACCGAGCTCGGGATCCTCAGGACGGCCGCCGAGGGCGCGAAGGTCGGCAACGCGAACCTCGAGGACGTGACGAACGCGCTCGGGGCCGCGATCGTCTCAAACATTCAGGGCGTTCAGAACTACTCGAAGGCGATGGGTTCGATGAACGCCATCGTCGGCGCGGGCGACATGAAGATGCAGGATCTCGCGGAGGCGTTCGGCACTGGCGTGCTCGCCCAGGCGCATCTTGCTGGCGTGTCGATCCAGTCGCTCGGTGGTGCGCTGGCGACCTTGGGGGACAACTTCATTCGGGGTGCTCACGCGGGCACGCTGATGGCTTCGACGCTGCGGATCATGAAGGCGCCCTCGGAGGCGGGCGCGGAGGCGCTGGCGTCGATCGGCTTGAAGGCCGGCAGTCTTGCTCAGGCGCTGCGCTCGGGCGGGATCGTCGGGGCGATCGAGGATCTGAAAACTCACCTTCAGGACTCGGGTGCGACCGCGAACGAGACGGGTCTGATCTTGACGCGCGCGTTCGGGGGCAGGCAGTCCGCGGGCGTGCAGATCCTCCTTGACGAGCTTGACCGTCTGAGGAGTAAGACGTTGCAGGTCGGCCAGGGTGCGAACACTTTCCAGGGCGACTGGCAGTCGGCGACGCATAACTTGTCGACGCAGCTTGAGCAGTTGAAGGCGACGACGCAGGCGCTGGCGGACGCGTTCGGGTCCTATCTGATCCCGAAGCTTGAGGCGGTGGGTACGGCGATCCAGAGCGTGATCGCGTGGATGCAGAAGCACCAGGCGGTCGCGAAGACGCTGGCGGCGGTGATCGAGGGTGTGCTGGGCGTGGCGGTGGCAACGTTCGCGTACACGCGGGCGGTGGCGTTCGTCGGGGCTACTAAGGCGATGGCCGCTGGCATCGGTTCGCTGGCAGCGAGGGTGCTCTCGTCGGTGGGCATCATGGACGGCGGCTTTGCGAAGGTCGGCCCGGGCGCCGCGGCGATGGAAGCGGAGGTCACTGCCGCCGAGGATGGGATGGTCGCGGCAACTGACACTGCGGCGACCGCGATGGATGTCGCGATCGGCTCCACGGGATTGGGGCTGATTCTGATCGGCCTCGGGGTTGCCGCCACCGAGCTTGCGACGCACTGGTCGTCGGTGTGGTCGGGAATTCAGAGTGCTGCCGGCACGGCGGTGGAGGGCATTGAGGAGATCATCAATGGCCTGATCTCCGACTTGAACCAGGCGATCGGTGCGATCGACTCGGCGCTCAGTGGGCTTATCAGCACGTTCAACTCAACGATCGGGCAGATCACCGGCAGCATCGGTGGCGCGAGCATTCCGAACATTCCGTCTCTCTCGGTGAGCAACCCGTTCACCGGCGGGGCTGGCGGGGGCGGTGGGGGCGGTGGCATTCTTGATGGCGTGGGCGCCGCTGTCGGGGGGGTGGTCAGTGGTGCTACTGGTGCTGCTAGGACTGCTTCGGGGTATACGCAGATGCCGACCCCGGGGGGCGGGAGCGTGTCGGTTCCGAACTCTTCGCTGGCGAAGTATCTCGGCGGGTCCGGCGGGGGCGGTGGCAGCGGCTCGACAGGCGGCAGTGGGGGGAGTAGCGCCCCTCATGGCTCATCGGGCAGTGTGTCAGGGTGGAGCTCGTCCGAGAACTCCGTGGCCAATCAGATCATGGCCGCTGCAATGTCGCAGGGGCTGACGAAGGCGGGAGCGGCCGCGCTCGTCGGTAACGCGTTTCAGGAATCGTCGCTGAACCCGAACATGGACGTTGGCGCGGCCGGAGTGGGGCTGTGGTCCGCCGCCGAGCCCGGCGCGGGCTCGAGCGCTCGGTCGTGGGATGCGGCGCACGGTTCGAGCGTGCAGTCCCAGGTGCAGTGGGTGCTCGGGCAGCTGTCTCCGTCGCTGATGGCGCAGTTGAAGTCCGCGACCGACCCTCAGCAGGCCGCGGAGGAGTTCGAGCAGTCCTTCGAGCATGCCGGGATTCCGGACATGAGCAACCGGACAGGTGCTGCTCAGCAGGCGTTCTCGAGCCTTTCCGGTGGCGGTGGTGGTGTGCGCTCGACGGCTGCTGCCACGGCTACGATCCCCGCGGCGGTGGCGACCATGCTCTCGACCGCGCAGGCGCTCGTCGGGGCACCGTACAACCATGCCGGCGAGCACTACACCGGCTGGGAGCCGATCGAGCAGCTCAAGAAGATCGGCGTCGACTGCTCGGGCTTCGTGTCCGCGGTGCTGCACTCCGGCGGCCTCTTGTCCTCCCCGCAGAGCACACAGGGGCTGTGGGACGCTCCGGGGATGCAGCCCGGCAAGGGCCAGTACGTGACGATTTATGACCGTCACACCGGCCCCGAGGATCAAGAGCACGTCATCATGTCGATCCTCGGGCACTTCTTCGAATCGGGCGGCCAGTCCGGCAGCACCGTGGCTGGTGGGGGCGTGCATCCGATGTCGGCCGCGGACGTGCAGTCCGAACTCGCGGGCGGCGGGTTCCAGGCCTACCATCCGACGATTCCGAACGGCAGGATGGTGACCGTCGGTGGTGTCGCCTCCGCGGGCGAGCAAGGGTACGTCAGCTATGAGCAGGCCCTAGAGAAGGCGATGCAGGCCGCCCTGCAGGCGCTGACCAACCAGGGCAACTCCATGCTCAAGACGTTCAACGATGCGATTCAGAACGGCACCGTCAAGACGCTCGAGAACACGCTCGGGGTCAGCACCGCCGGCAGCATCTCCACGCAGCTGAACACGGTGATCGGGCGCTACGGCGCCACGGCAACAGTCCCCCAGTTGACCTCCCAGACCGGCCCGGCGAACTGGAGTGCGTGGGAGGAGGGGCTGACCAAGACGCTCTCTGAGGTTCACGGCAAGACGCTGAGCAAGCTCGCGAAGGACATCGGCGACAAGCACGGCGCGGCGCTCTCCACGCTCGTTGAGCAGCTGACGCAGATCCACGGCGCGGCGTTCACTAAGCTGGAGAACAAGCTGCTGCCCGAGGTCAAGACCCGGGTGCACGGCAAGGAGGTCGAGGAGCGCCCAACGAAGGGCCCGCTCGCCTCCCTGTTCAAGTCCCTGCAGGGCGGCCCGTCGCACTACGACTCGATCGAGCAGGTGCTGGAGTCAAGCATCAGCGGCGTCCCGCAGTGGCAGGCGCAGCTCGGCGTGGACCTGAGCGAGATCCACGGGCGCGGCATGAGCACGCTCGACAAGGACCTCGGCGTCAAGCAAGGGGCGAGCGCCAGCGCGCTCGTGAAGGTCCTCGCGGGCGAGCACGGCAAGGGACTGGCCAAGCTCGTCAGCGAGCTCGACAAGACCCGCAACGGGAACCTGGCGCAGCTCGCCAAGGACGTGAAGGGCGGCCCGGCGCTCAACCCGCAGCAGGGCAAGTTCGACAGCCTCGTAGCCGAGCTTGAGGCCACGCACGTGAAGGCTCTGCAGCAACTGGCGGCCGGCATCATCGCTGCCCACGAGCAGGCGATGAACGCGCTCGCCGAGGAGCTGTACGCGGCGCAGCTGACGAAGGACGCCGAGTCGCTGACCATGCAGGCGACCCAGCTGAAGGATCAGACTCAGCAGGCCCAGAACTATGGGCAGGCGATGCTGACGGTCGCCCAGGCGCAGACGCAGCTGATGGCCGACACCGATGCGGACACGCTGACGATCGCCAAGGACCAGGCGCAGGCCGTCTCTAACGCCACGCAGGCCCAGACCCAGGCCGCGACGAATGCCGAGCAGGCGCTGTCTGACGCCACGCAGGCGCAGACGACGTACGTGAAGGACATGACGCAGGTGGTGCAGGATCAGGTGTCGGGCATGGCGACCGCGGTCAAGGATCAGACCACGCTGATGTCTGACGCGTCCACCGCGGCCGTGGATGCGATCAACAGTGCGGCGCAGGTGCAGGCGGACACGCTGCAGGAGCGCGGCAAGTTCGGCCTTGATCTCGTGGTCCAGCAACTGCAGGTCCAGCTGGACGTGCTCAAGCAGGGGTTCGACCAGCAGGTCAACCTTGCTCAGCAGCAGCTCGACTCGCTGCAGACCCAGGCTGATGCTGCGGAGAACGCGGCGCAGGTGAATCTTGACCAGGTGACGGTCCAGCAGGATCAGTTGACCGCGCAGGCGCAGGGGAACCTCAACACGGTCACTCTGCAGTCGAGCGCGCAGGTAGCGGCCGCCCAGGCTCACTTGGATGCGGTCACGGTGGCACGGGATCAGGCGAACATGAAGGCTCAGGTTCATCAGGATCAGGTGACGGTCGCTCAGGATCAGCGGATCGCGACCGCGCAGGCTCACGTGGACGCGACTACCTTGTCGGAGGACATCAAGGTCCAGACGGCGCAGACGAAGGTTGACCTGTCGGCGAACGCTCCGAAGTCCGAGCAGGACATCTACAGCGCCCAGTTGGCGTACGCGCAGGCGGCGGCCACGGAGGCGATCAATAAGGCTCAGGCGGCGTTCACGAACGTGTCGGTTGGCGCGAACGCGGCGATCCAGGCGGCCACGAGCGCGTTCACGGCCACGCAGGATGCGTCGAACGCGGCGATTCAGGCAGCGAGCGCGGCGTACCAGTCGGCGCAGGATCAGGCCGCGGCGCAGGTGCAGCAGGCTAACGCGGCTTACACGAACGCTCAGAACACGTCCGCGGCGGCGATTCAGGCCGCGCAGACGCAGTTGACGGCGATCACGGGCCAATACGATTTTGACTTGGCGCAGGCGTCGCAGGGCCTGACGAGCATTCAGTCGACTGCGGCGCAGCAGGAGGCGGCGTTGCAGGGCAAGATCAGCGTGACGCAGGCTGCCGCGCAGACACAGTATGCGGGCGAGGGCCTCGTGGTGAATATCACGGGGGTGCCGACCACGGACGCGGGCGCGATCGCCTCGGAGGTTGGCTGGGCGCTGCGCACGGTCGTGCCGTACTAGGCGAGGAGGGATAGGTGCAGGCGTACTCATCCACGCTTGAGCTGGACCGTGCCGTGATGAAGCAGAACGACACGTTCCCGCCGATGGTGGTCCTGCTTGAGGACTCGAACGGGCCGATCGACCTGACGGGCGCACAGTCGGTCACGCTGGTTCTGAAGGGCAATCAGACGAGCACGCTGGTCACGGGCCCGTGCACGACCGAGAACATGCATGCTGGCGCGGCGCAGTACGCGTGGGGGGCCTCGGACACCGATACGCCCGACACCTATCAGGTTGAGGTCGAGATCCTGTGGGGAACGGGGAGTCGGCAGACCGTCCCGAACGCCTACGCGTCTAATCCGGTTCTGGCGATCGTCCAGCAGTTGAACCCGGGCGCCGACCAGTAGGCGGGGGGAGCATTGTCCTTTAGCCAGGTCGTCGTCAGCGGCGTCGTCACCCTCTCGAATAGCGAGCCGGCCAGTGGCGCGTCAGTGGTGTTCACGCTGAACACTCCGATGTCCGACCGGGCGCAGATTGTGGTGCCGCAGCAACTGGCCGCGCGCTGTGCTTCGAATGGCGCGTTCTCTATCACCCTGAACGCTAACGACGATCCGACTACGACGCCGGCTGGCACGTACTACAACGTTGAGGGCGTGTACGAAACCGAGACGCTGTTTAGCTTCGCGGTGTCGGTCCCGTCGGCGGACGCGGGGTCTGGCGTCAACTTGTTCTCGTTGGCGCAACTGGTGAACCCGGAGGCGCTGATTTCCATACCCCTGATCTTCGGGTTCCCGGCCGCGCAGAGCGTGTGGACGGCCACGCACGACCTTGAGCGGCTGCCCGCTGCCGTGTCCGTGTACGACACGACCGGCGAGCTGCGGCCGCTGGCGCAAGTGGAGAACAGCATCACGCAGACCGTAGTCACGTTCGCGGCTCCCCTGGCCGGAACTCTTCTGATCAGCTAAAACGCGAAAGGCCCCCGATCATGCCCAAGGTTGACTACAATCTCGATTTCTCGGCTGGCGGCCGGGCGATCAACCTGCCCGCCCCGAGTAATCCCGGGGATGCCGTCACGAAAGCGTATGCGGACGCGATCAGCGCGGGCCTGCAGGTCAAGGGTGCGGTGGTCGCGCAGGCCACTGCGAACCTGTCGCTGAGCGCACCGGGCGCCACGATCGGTGGCGTGACCATGAGCTCGGGCGAGCGGGTGCTGCTCACCGGGCAGACGACCGGCTCCCAGAACGGCATCTGGGTGTGGAATGGCGCGTCGAGCGCGCTGACCCGGCCGGCCGACTTCGCGTCGGGATCGACGCAGCCCGGCGGTGTGTCGGTGTGGGTGGAGTCCGTCAGTCAGCTGTGGACGCTGATCCTGACCAGCGGCGCTACGGTCACTGTCGATACGACCACTGAGGCGTGGTCACAGTCGAACGCCACCAACACCTATACGGCGGGCAACGGCCTGACGTTGACCTCTGGACAGTTCGCCCTGGGTACCCCGGTGACGGTCGCCAACGGCGGTACGGGTGCTGGCACTGCCCCTGCTGCTCGCACGTCGCTGGGCGTGGCCGGGAAGTATGTCACCGACATCGGCGACGGTTCCACAACGTCCTTCTCGGTCAACCACGGTCTTGGCACTTCTGATGTCGCGGGCGTGTCGGTTGTCGATCGGGGTACCGGCGCGATGGAGATCGCGGACTGGGCGGTCGTGGACACTAACCACGTAAGCATCACGTTCGGAACCGCTCCGAGCGCCGTTTCGGGCACGTACCTGTCCGGCGGCGTCGGCAAGCACGTCGTCGTCAGCGCCTAAGATGTCGCCGAAGGTCGACTCGGTTCTCATTGCGAGCGCGGGTGTCCGCGTTCCCGGCGTGGCGTCTCAAGCGCTCCTCGGAACCGACTCGTCGGGCAACCTCATCGCAGGGTCGGCAGCGGCAGCGAATGACATCGCCGTCAACGCGATTCCGTCAGGACCGTCGGTTCCCACCGGCGGCTGGTCGGTCGTGTTCGCAGACGGGTTCAGCACGGCCGAGGTGTTCGGTGCCTCCAGCGGGATGTGGGGCGCTAACCGCGACTATGATTCCGGTACCGCCAACACCAACCGGCCAAGCTTTGACCCGACCTACGGCGTGACGGTCTTCAATGGCTCGCAGGTCAGCCAGCAGGCCGACGGGGCGCATTTCACGGCGACCTATAACTCGACCGGCTACGGAACCAACGGCAACGGGACGACGATCAACTACCAGTCCGGATGCCTGAGCTCGCAGCCCACGAACCCCGTAGGTGGCGCTACCGGCTTTCCGATCCAGGGCTTCGGGTTCAAGCAGACGACCGGGGTCATCTTCGCCGTCGAGGCGGTTATCAAGTTCCCAGCGTTCTTTGAGGGCATGGACTTCGGCTGGTGGGCGACCGACCCCCAGGGCCAGAACGAACAGGACTTCGGCGAGTTCTGCAACTACCTGCTGAACGATCCGGGCCAGTGGTGCACCATCGCCGCTTGGATCAACCACAACACGAGCACCGAGAACCAAGCTCAGGCCTACAACCAGACGTGGCAGACCGACGGCAACTTCCATCGCTACTGCCAAGTTATCGACGGTACTGCCAACACGGTCAAGACCTACGTCGACGGCGTTCACCTCTCTGCGCTTGACTACTCGTGGCTCTCGGCGTGGCCGAATGTCTACCTGAACCTCCTGCTCAGTCTGGACCTGCGCGCCGCGTACACGTCTCAGGGCCCGACGTTCACCGGCTCAGAGACGGTGGTTGTGCGCTCGATCGCCTGTTATCAGGACACTCCGCATGCCGGTACGGGCATTTTGGGCGGTGGCTTGGCTCCGGGCACGATCCTAGTCGGGCCGCCGGGGACCGCCGTGCCATTGATTGACGGCGGAACGCCTGCGAGCAATGGTAATGGTGCGATCGTGGGGGGACTCGCCGGCGTGACCGTCTCGGGCGCACCCGCTAGCGGCCAGGTGCTGACCGCGACCAGCGCTACTGCTGCCGACTGGCAGGCGAACAGTGGAGGGCCGCCCTCAGGGACCGCTGGCGGGGATCTCTCGGGAACCTACCCGAATCCCTCTGTCGCGAAGATCACCGGCATCGCCGTCAGCGGCACCCCTTCCGCGAACCAAGTTCTGACTGCCAGTAGCGCAACGGCAGCCAGTTGGCAGGCCTCTGCCGGGGGTGCTCCGTCTGGTACCGCCGGTGGTGACCTCAGCGGTACCTATCCGAACCCGTCGGTCGCGAAAATCGCCGGGGTTACTATCAGCGGAACCCCTGCCGCGAACAAGATCCTGGTAGCCACGAGCGCCACGGCGGCCTCCTGGCAGGCCCAGTCTGGCGGCGGATCAACCATCGACGGGGTGACCGTATCGGGGACGCCTTCCAGTGGGCAGGCGATTGTCGCGACAAGCGCCACGACCGCGACCTGGCAGTCAACCTCCTCCTCGAGCAGCGCCGTTCCTCCGGGCTGGCACAACGTCATGGCCTACGGGGCCACGGGCAACGGTTCGACAGACGACACGAGCGCGATCCAGTCAGCAGTCACTGCTTGCGTCAATGGCGGCGGGGGCGTGATCTACTTCCCGGCGACATCGAACTACTACAACGTCGGCAACATCACCTTCCCCGAATACGCGAACGCGAACATCACGTTCAAGGGTGCCGGGAGTCGCAACAGCATCCTTTACCTCAAGGGGGGCGCGTCGGGGTTTGTGATCGCGCCGGCCTATAGCAACGTGACGTTCGTGGAAGGCACGATCGAGGACCTGGGATTCGAGGGTGCGCTGGATACCAGCACCGCAGGCCGCGGGGCGATTGACCTGACCGCGTGCCAGGGCTGGAATATCAACCGGTGCCTGATCGGGTGGTTCAACGCCTACGGGATCAGGATCATGTGCGGTGCCGATGGGGGCGCGGGCGGCTACGACTCGATCTATCACACGATCACGAATTGCCGCTTCGAGAATCAGTATCTCGCTACGCCCGGCATTACGTTCATGACGAATCCCGCGAGCGGGGACAACTACGCGTCCTATGGTCAAGGATACACGACCATCAGCGGGAATACGTTCATCAGCGCGAACAACGGGACGAACAGTTCGACGGGCATCAGCGGCATGGCTTCTGTGGTGCACATCGTCGGCAACTTCTTCCAGGCCTGCCAGAACCCGATCAACTTGGGTGGCCAGATGAACAAGTTCATCAGCAACGAGTGCGAGGTTACGGCAGGCAGTATGCAGATGATCGTTCCTGCCAATGGCCCTGGTGCGGGCTCAACCACGGGGTTCGCCAGCTTCGGCAGCGTGTTCGCATTCAACTCCTATGCGACATACGGGAACGCGGGCCAGTTCACGTTCAGCGATGGCGGAAACTCGTACCGCATCGCGGACGGCGGCGGGGCCTACCAGTCCGGCTCGCTCTACACGTATCCGACTCTCTAGCTCGGGCCTGGGCCACTAGGAAAGGGGGCGCCGGTGCCGTTCCCATCGCTGGGCGCGACGGTCCCCACGCTTGCGCCCTTCCAGTTCTCGTTCCTGGGGTACACGTTCGGCGGCCTTGCCGACCCGATGCAGATCCAGAAGATCGAAGGGCTCGATGTCGGCAGCGTCCGCTCCGGTGACGCTGGGAGAGCCCGCGACGCTGGCCGGTTCGTCGGCCTTGACCTGCTCGACGGGCGTGACATCACGATCACGGCCGATGTCCTGCTCACGCTCGCGAACTGGCAGCGCTTGGCCGCCGTCATCCTTCCCGGCGGGATCGTTGAGTCTCCGCTGTGGTTCGGGCTCCCCGGCTGGGGGACGATGGCGTGCATGGCGCGCGTCCGGAAGCACAGCGCGCCGATCGACATTCAGTCGGCGCTCAGCACGCTCACGAACATCACGATCCAGTTCTCGGCAAGCGACCCGCGTCTCTACCTAGCGCCGACTCTCGGGCCCTCGGTGGGCTTGCCGAATCCGACGGCTGGCTTCTCGTTCCCGCTGCGCTTCAACCTTGGCTTCGGAGGCGGCGCCTCTTCCGTAGGCGTACTCCAGGCGGTCAACACTGGGAATATCGAATCCCGCCCGCTGCTGCTGGTCACGGGCCCGTGCACGACGCCGACGATTCAGAACCAGTCGGCGCCTGGAGCTCCCTATGTCTCGTTCGCCGTGACGATGGCCGCTGGGGACACGATGCTGATCGACACCGACATGCACACGGCGACCTACTACGTGGCAGGAACGACCATCGGCGCTCCTCGAGCCGCATTCCTGCAGCCAGGGTCCTCGTGGTGGACGCTGCTGCCCGCGGGTGTCGCGAACAGTGTTCCAGGGGGCGTCAACACGATCGCTTTCTCAAGCCAGGACCAGACACAGGTTGCCGGGACTCTCCAGGTGCAGTACGCCTCCGCTTGGATCCTGTAGCGCATGTCGGGCTTCACTCTTTACAGCTTCGACCTGTTGACGGCGGCCTATCTCGGGTCCACGCCAGTCCGGTCGCTGACCTTCGGATCGCAGGTCAATAGTCCCCAGCAGGCGTCGTTCACGATCGACCTGATGGACTCTCGCGTCCAGGCTACCGATCCAATCCAGAACACGCAGCCGAACCGCACGCTCGTGGTGGTCGACTACCTCGGCGCCCTGGTGTGGGGCGGCATCGTGATGACGCGCCGGCCGTCGCGCTCGGCATCGGGCAACCAGACGACGAACACGATGACCGTGCAGGCCACGGAACCGTGGGCGTGGTTTCAGCAGCGCGTCCAGGCGACCGACTACAGCGCGCCACCGTACTCCGGGATCAACCCGGGCGGAATGGGGCTCTGGACTGCTGCGGTATGGGACGCGGGCCTGATCGGCTGTCAGATCGTCGTGGACGCTCTCGGGTACTCGCAGGGCTCGGTGAACCCGTACGCGAACATTCTCGCGGGGCTGAACGTGCTCTACAACGGGGCGATCCCCTCGGGGTCGAATCCGCAGGCGGGGAGCGTGGACTGGATCAACGTGACGTTTCCGTTCACGTCCTGCCAGACCGTCGACACGATCTTCAGCCAGCTCGGCCAGCTCGGACTGGACGTCGGCTTTGACTACGGCGTGGACCTCGCCTACTCCCAGGGTCCCGGGTCCCCGCCAGTGGGCACCGTGAACATCGACTACCCCTACCGCGGCCGTACGGCGGCGCAGAGCAACCTGTACATCGACGCGAGTCTTGCGCGGAGCTACGAGTTCCCTGAGGATGGGACGCAGACCGCTAATCAGGTCTACGAGATCGGTGGCTCGGGCGCGATCGTGGTTGACACGAACCCTGCGCCGCTGGATCAGGGCTATCCGCTGTGGGAGCGCACGATGTCGCGCGCAAACGCGCAGTCGGCGAACCTGATGCAGATGCTCGGCCAGGTTGCGGTATCTGATTCGGCGATGTACTCGTACGCGCTGGTGTCCCCGTCGATCACGCTCGGACTGTTCGATCCGAACATCGGCCTGACGAGCGGCGGCTTTCCGTTCACGGTGGGCGATGGCGCGCAGCTGTTCATGCCAGCGCTAGCGGCGGACGGGACGACGTTCGATCCTCGGTTTCCCGCGGGATTGGATCAGGCGTGGCGCATTACAGGCTGGACGGCCACGGTGAATGACGATGGAGATAGCACCCTTGAGCTCGGCTTGGCGCAGCCGCCGTACGTGGTCGCTATCGCCCCTGCGGTGTAGGAGGCGCGGTGCCGAACTATCCACAGCCTGCTGACCAGTGGCTGGGCAACCTGTTTACGCAGATCCGGCAGATGCTGGGCGCGCTGTCCTCGGGGGGGACGAGCTATGTGGTGGATCCGACGATCGCGAACCCGTCGGCGAGCACCCCGAACTGTCGGCTCATTCTCGGCAACGTGACGGTGGACAACTTCGGGAACCCGACTGGCCTGCCAGCGTCGAGCAGTCGCAGTAAGTGGGGGCTCGCGGTCTACAACCCAGCAACGAATACTTGGAGCCAGGCTTGAGTGCGTTCACGCTGATTTTCAGTGGCCCCGCGTCGAGTGCCGGGCAGGCGCAGAATGCGATGGTCCGCGCTGGATTTCCGGCGCTCGATGGTGCGGCCGGGACGGATGCGCATGGCATGCCGGACATGATTGACGGCTCGGAGCCGCCGACGCCGCAGGCGTTCTTGGCTGTGATGGGCGATGACTTGGACGGGGCGCAGGCGACAGCCACGGCGTACGGCTGGCTGCTGCGGGCGTGTCGTCCGGCTGATGCTGGCGACGTGGCTGACGACGGGAGTGACGTGGACGCGCGGCTGGCTACGATCGAGAGGCGCCTCGCCGCCCTTGAGGGGGCACGATGACGGTCGAGACGCCAGCCTTCGCGGCACAGAGCGGCAGCTATGGCGCGGAGCAGACCCGTCGCGCTATCGCTTCCCTGCTTGCCCGGGGCAGCAGCGTTGGCAGCATCACGGGTGGCCTTGTCAACTCTGCCGACATGCAGATCACTGCCGGCGGGGGCATGAGCGTCAACGTCGGGACTGGCGAGGCGTGGGTGCCGGGCACTTCGGGCTCGACGCAGGGCGGCTACTACTGCCGCGTGTCGTCCTCAACGAACCTGCTTCTCGCGGCGTCCAACCCGTCGAATCCGCGGATCGACTCCGTGACGGCAACGGTGACGGACGCGGCCTACGGGCAGTCCAGCACGGCCTTCGCGGTGCAGATGAACACGGGTACACCTACGTCGGGGGCGAGCCTGACGAACCTGTCGGGCGCGCCGGCTACGCCCACGTCGTCGCTGGTGATCGGGTACGTACTGGTGCCGGCCAATGCGTCGAGCATCGTGACCGGCGACATTCTGCAGTCTGCGCCACGGATACTGCCAAGCACGGCGCTGGCGAGCAAGGGCGTCCTGGCCAGCCTGCCAAGCCCTGGGGTGTTCGGGCGCACGTTCTATGCGACGGATGTCTCGCGCTTCTACTTTGATACCGGAACCGCCTGGGAAATGGCGCTCGCTGCTGGTCCTTGGACGATGCTGACCTTGGGAACGGCCGTCGTGGCCGCCACCCCGCCTAGGGTTCGGCTGGAGGGGGACATAGTGAAGTTCAGCGGCACTGTCTATAACAGCGGCGGGGTGGGGACGGGCGCTACCGTCGTGGGCGGCATTCCGTCGGCCCTCGCGCCGCCTCAATCCATTCTTCTTGACGCGGTCGTGGCTAGCGGCGGCGCTGCGGGAACGATCCAGCTGGAGATCGTCAGCGGCGGCACGTCGATCATCGTCGACGGGACGGGTCCTGCGTGGCCGAGCGGCGACTACTTGTCCCTTGAGGGCAAGAGCTATCCGCTGACCTAGGGAGTTTGAACTGGCCTCCTAGGGGGGGCCGCACGGAAGGAGCCATGACCTTGGCCGCCCGGCCTATCAGCATCATTCTTGGCGTGGTTGCCTGCTGCTCTGTGGTCGCAGCCTTGGCTACGGCGGCCACTACGGCCACCAAGCCGGCGCCGCGCTGCGCTAGCGCGCACCAGAACGTCGCCGCCGTCAGCCTCTCGCGGACACGACGCGCCCTTGTCTGTCTCGTCAACCTGCAACGCGCCGCTAATCATCTGCCACCGCTTATCGAAAGCCGGCAGCTCGACTGGGCGGCGCAACAGTGGACCACCTACATGGCTGTCCACCACGACTTTGGGCATAGCGCGGACTGGTCGCAGCGCATCTGGAACGATGGCTATCACTGGTCTTTCGCTGGCGAGAACATCGCCAGCGGATTCCACAATGCTGCCGCTGCGGTCAACGCTTGGATGCAGAGTCCCGGGCACCGCGCGAACATCTTGGACCCGAACTACCGAAACATCGGGTCGGGCGTAAGTGCGGCGGCGGGTGGTACGTGGACCCAGGATTTCGGGGCGCGGCTCAGTCCCTAAAGGCCCTTCTTGAAGGTGATCGTGACCTGCGGCTGCGAGCCGAACGACTTCGTGGCCGACTGCCCCTGGACCGTCCATCCCTGTTCGACATAGCGTCGGATCGTGCTGTTGGCGAATGCGGCCTTGGTGGTTTCGACGCGGATGCTGCCCCGGGGCGCGGCACGGAGCTTGCGCCTCTCGGACCTCAGGGCGATGGTGCCGACGAGCATGACGAACGCGACGGCAAGAATGAACGTGGTCATGGCTGCCTTTCTGCTGCCTGGTGGGGGCCTTCTAGGCGCTGCTCAACCGCTCGCCTGATCCAGACGGTTCGGGGCACGTCGCCGCGGGCCTGATCGATTGCTTCAAGCAGTTCCTCGGGGAGCGGAAGATTGATGCTCTTCATGGGGGGGCATGAATGTACATCGGCGTACATGTGGTGTCAAGGGGCTGGGCAAAAACGTGGAGAACGAATTGACTGACGATCAGAATGAGGGCTTCGATAGCGGTAGTCGCGACCGCGCCACCGTGGCGCTCGTCTCAGAGCAGGTCAAGGGCGTTGAGCGTCTAGTCGACGCCGGCTTCGCCAATATGCAGCGCCAGCTTGACCAGGTTTCGAGCCTCCCCGTCGCCGTGGCCGAGCTCAAGGCCCAGAACGTGGACCAGGAGAAGCGCATCAAGCGCATCGAGGACGACGATAAGGGCAATAGCGAGTGGCGCCGGACGCATCTACCCGCGCTTGCAGTCTCCGTAGGCCTGCTCGGCGCGGCCATCGTGACGCTGATGGCGCAGCTTCACTGAAGGGAACCATGATTCAACGCTTTCGGCGCGTCGCGCGCCGGTACTCGTTCAGTGTTCTAGCGCTCTTGGTGGCGGGGAGCCTTGTGCTCTGCGCATATGCCATCCGAGATATCAGCTTCAACCGGACGCAGACGATCAGGCGGGACTGCGAGGACCAGAACGCTCGCAACCGGAATACGGTCGGCGAACTCGATCTCCTCTCCGCTCGCAACATGCGACGGGCCACGGCCGTGGAACGACGGCAAGTCGTTGCGAGCAGGTCTTTCGCGATCCTGCTGATCGACAAGCTGGCACCCGTGCAGGACTGCCAGTCGCTGGTCAAGCTGGACACCACTCACTAGGCGAAGGACGGGACCAACATATGCTTATCCGCCAGCGCCTCGCGGCGATGACGAGCCCCCGGTGCAGCACGATGGTGCTGGCGCTCACGGCATGCGTTGCCGTGCTCGCAACGCTGACCACGCTCCAGTCCTATAACGGTCGCGTGGACCTTGTGCGCAGCCAGCGGGAGGCGTGCGCGCGGGGGCAGGCAAACACGCGCGCGAGCGCCGAGGCGTGGTACGCGCTGTATGTCAGGACCGGCGATCCGGTGGCGCTTGCGGCTGCCCGCACCCTGAACTCGCACACGGATCGTGCGCATTCTGTGACGTGGCCGCTCGGTAGCGGTCGGCTGCCGTTGGGTGCCGGAACTCTTGCGTGCTCGCGGGCGTACCCCGAGCCGACGCTGTACCCCTTCGGCCGATAGCCGAAGCCCCCTACCCATAGAAGGAGCTATGTCCATTAGTCATCTGCGCATCGCGCAGGCCGGCGTCGTGGCACTGCTGACCACGATCATCGGTCAGGTTGTCGCCTTCGTGCCCGCGTTCGCGCCCGACAAGCAGATCCTTGTCAGCGCCGCCTCGACGGTGATTGCTGCCGTCTTCCTGGTCGCCAACGCGATCCACGCTCTCATCGCGACGAAGGTGTCCGGCAAGGACCTTGAGGGTGACGTGGTGTCCCTCGCCAAGGCTGAGGTCGACAAGCTGGATGTCAACGCTCTCGTCCACGATGCGGTCGCGGGCGAGAACATCGAGCAGCTGGTCAAGGACGAGCTGAACAGGATCCTGGTCGTGGCTGGCCTTGCAACCAAGGTGGGGGCCGTGCCTCCTGCCCCTACTCCTGCCGTGGCGGTGCCTCCGGCGCCCGCGCCGGTCCATCCCTTCGTGACCCCTCCGTCGGCGTAGATGGGCCACATCACTCAGTACGACTCGATCGAGCCGGACACGATCCCGGCCGATGCGGAAGCGGTCGCGGGGTACGTCGGGGGCTTCTGGCCCGACTACTCCGAACTCTGCGCTCTGTTTCCGAACGCGCGCCACAAGAGCGTGTGCGTCAACGCGTTCGAGGACGGGGACATCCTCGACATTGAGAACGGGGACGCGGTTCCCGTCGAGTATCCGGGGTGGCATCGTCGCCAGAAGGCGCGCGGACTCGCGCTCCCGGGAGCCTATGCGGACGAGTCGGAGATGCCTAGCGTGATCGCCGCGGCGAGCGATGCCGGTATCGCGGAATCCGAGTACGTGCGCTGGGTTGCATGGCTTGGCATCGCCGTGATCCCGGAGGGCATGCATGCTCGGCAGTACACGTTCTCCGCCTTGGGTCGCAATCTCGACGCCAGCGTGTGCGAGGAGGGGTTCTGGGCGCCGAGCCCGTCGCCCCCGGCCAGGAACGCGGTCCACTACAGCTGGTTCGCCACCGGCCCGTTCAAGATCGGCAAGTACAAGTTCGATGAGCGCGCGGTGGTCAAGATGTATGACAAGTACCGTGCGATGCAGACGTCGAGGCTGCATCCATATCGGGCGCTCTTGGCGGTCTTGCGCCGTCGCTTGGGGAAGCTCGCGGGGCGCGTCTACGCCGTCGCGCATGAGCAGCCCGTGAAGGGCAGGCCGTCTTGGGGCGTGGATAGGCGGGGCTGGCGATACCAGCAGCTGATTCATCGCAGCCAGGGCCAGCGGTTCGCGTAGCGAGGCCGGTTCGTCTAGGCGCCCCAGCGGGGCAATCGAAAGGGAGACGCATGGCCGAGCTGCCTCGTAACGGCACGTTGCTCGAACTCGCAGAGAAGTATCAGACCAACCAGGCGCTCGCCGACCATCTTGGCGTGCCCCGGACCACCCTCCGGGATCATATCTACCGGCTGGGCATGCAGGAGGCCGTGAACGCGGTTCGCCGGCTGCCAGAGGTTGCGCAGCCCGACGAGATCCCAGTGGTCCGACGGGACTACTCCCACCAGGAGAAGCATTACCTCTACCCGCTGGGGGATCTTCACGTTGGGGCGAAGATGCACAACGAGAAGATGTGGAGCCAGTGGCTCGCCTACCTTGAGGATCGCGAGGAGACGAGCCTTCTGCTGACGGGCGACCTGTTGAACTCGGCGATCGTCGGCAGCAAGTCGGACGTGTACGAGGAGCTGATGACCGTCGGCGACGCGAAGCGCCTCGTTCGCAAGCAGCTCTCCGTGCTTGCGAAGGAACGTCGCATCGACGGCGCGGTCCCCGGCAACCATGAGGACCGAATCACTCGGGCCACCGGGGACTGCCCCATCCGGGACATCTGCGACGAGTTGAGCGTCCCGTACATTCGGGCGGCGGCGCTGTTGATCTACACGGTCGGGGATCAGCAGTACGAGGTGTTTCTGCGTCACGGCACGGGCAGCGGCCAGGCGTTGACCGCGCTGACGAGGACGCAGCAGGTCATCCGAGCGGACGTGTACATCCACGGGCACATTCACAATCAGGCCGCTCGCGTGGGGGACATGTTCGAGGCGAACGCGGGCCGGGTGAGCCGGCGGAAGTTCATCGCCTTGACGTCGGGGAGCTTCCTCGCGTATGAGAACTATGCGGCGGTGCGGGGCTACGCGCCGGGACATATGGGTTCGCCTCGCATCTTCCTGTCGGGGCGGCGGCACGACTTCCACGTCAGCCTGTGAGCGTAGGCGTTCCGGACGCAACGTCCGAGGGTCGCGATAAGCGTCGGCGCGTGCCATACGCCGAGTTCATCCGGCTCAAGCAGCTTGCCGACCCGCCGACGGGCTTCGACGCTCTCAGCGTGGGCGACTTCCTGTTCGATTGGCAGCAGGAGGTCGTGCGCTGGGCGCTTCAGCGCGGCCGGGCTGCGATCTTTGCCGATTGCGGCCTAGGCAAGACGCCGATCCAGCTGGAGTGGGCGCATCGCGTCTGCGAGCACTACGGCTCCGCAGCCAAGGTTCTGATTCTCGCGCCCTTGGCCGTCTCGGCGCAGACGTCGCGCGAGGGCGAGAAGTTCGGCCTCGGGGTCACGGTCTGTCGCGAGTCGGTCGACGTGCGCGACGGGATCAATGTCACGAACTACGAGCGTCTTGAGCGATTCAACCCGCGGGACTTCGACGGGATCGTGCTCGACGAGTCGAGCATCCTGAAGTCCTACGATGGGAAGGTCCGCGGCCAGATCCAGGAGTTTGCGCGCCGAATCCCGTTCCGTCTCGCCTGCACGGCCACGCCCGCGCCGAACGATCACGCCGAGCTCGCGAACCACGCCGAGTTCCTGGGCGTGATGTCCGGCCGCGAGATGCTGGCCCTGTTCTTCAAGCAGGACGGCAACACAACGCACAAGTGGCGACTGAAGGGCCACGCCGAGTCGGAGTTCTGGAGGTGGCTGGCAACGTGGGCTGTGGCGCTGCGCTCGCCAGCCGACCTTGGATACGACGATGCGCAGTTCCGGCTCCCGAAGCTGAACATGCACAGCATCGTCGTCCCGTCCCCCCACGCTGGTGTCGGCTTGTTCAACGCGGAGGCGCAGACGCTTCAAGAGCGCCAGCAGGCTCGCAAGCTGTCGATCCGCGAGCGAGTCGATGCCATCGCGGCCTACGTGAACACTGACGACGAACAGTGGCTCGTGTGGTGCAACCTCAATGCCGAGTCCGACGCTCTCGTCCGAGCGATCCCCGGCGCCGTCGAGGTCAAGGGTGCGGATAGCGCCGAGCACAAAGAGATGGCGATGCTGGACTTCTCCAGCGGGGACATCCGCGTGCTGGTTACGAAGCCGACGATCGCCGGGTTTGGGATGAACTGGCAGCAGTGCAAGAACGTCGCCTTCGTGGGGCTGTCGGACAGCTATGAGCAGTTCTACCAAGCGGTCCGTCGCTCGTGGCGGTTCGGGCAGCGCCGGCCGGTTGATTGCTACGTGGTGACCGCCGAGGCTGAGGGTGCTGTCGTTCGGAACATTGAGCGCAAGGAGCGCCAGGCGGCGCAGATGATGGAGAGCATCGTGGAGCACACTCAGGGCCTGAGTCTCGGGCGGTCGGATCGTCATGTTGTCGCCCACGAAACCGAGTCGCGCGAGGGCGCGGGGTGGACGCTGCATCTCGGCGATTGCGTTGACCGGCTCGCCGACGTGCAGGACGCCAGCGTGGGGCTGTCGATCTTCAGCCCGCCCTTCCCGGGCATGTACGCCTACACGAACACTCCGCACGACATGGGCAACGTGGCGTCCCAGGAGGAGATGGTCGAGCAGTTCGCCTACCTCGTGCCTGAGCTCCTGCGCGTGATGATGCCGGGACGCACCGTGGGAATACACCTGACGCAGGGCGTGGCGTTCAAGGGCACGGACGGCCACGTCGGGATCAAGGACTTCCGCGGCGCGGTGATCCGCACAATGGAACGAGGCGGCTTCATCTACTACGGCGAGGTCTGCATCGACAAGGATCCGCAGCTCAAGGCGATCCGGACGAAGGACAGCGGACTGCTGTTCAAGTCCTTGGCGACCGACGCCGCGAAGATGCACATGGCATTGGCCGACTACGTGCTCCAGTTCCGCAAGCCGGGCGACAACCCCGAGCCGATCCGTGCCGGCGTATCCGAGAAGTACCGCAATCCCGACGGCTGGATCACGGCCGATGAATGGATCGAGTGGGCCTCCCCAGTCTGGCAGCGCCGCCGCCCGGAGTTCCCGAACGGGATCCAGGAGACGAACGTGCTCAACGTTCGCGTGGCGAGCGAGGAGAAGGACGAGCGCCACCTCTGCCCACTGCAGCTTGACGTGATCGAGCGGTGCGTCAAGCTGTGGAGCAACCCCGGAGACCTTGTGCTCAGCCCGTTCGCCGGCATCGGCTCGGAGGGGCATGTGGCGCTGAAGCTGCGGCGGCGATTCGTCGGGGTTGAGCTGAAGCGCAGCTACTACGAGACAGCGTGCCGCAACTTGGAGGCGTCCGAGCAGCAGCTTGAACTCGTGTGATCCCCGCCGAGCTGCGCGACCGCCGGCAGTGGGTTGCGTGGCGCAGTGAGGTGCGCGTCGGCCGCCCTACCAAGGTGCCGGTCGACCCGCACACCGGGGGACGCGCCTCGAGCGTCGACCCCGCGACCTGGGCGACCTACCGTGAGGCGCTGGCGTGCGTGGAGGCGGACGGGATCGGCTTCGTGTTCAGCGCCGACGACCCGTACGTGGGCGTCGACATGGACAATTGCGTGAGCCGAAGCGGGCAGATTCACCCGGGCGCCTACCGGGTCGTGAAGCTGCTCTCCGGGTACGTCGAGTTCAGCCCGTCCGGGCACGGGATGCACGTGATCGTCCGCGGCTCCCTGGGGCGTGGTCGACATACCCTCGCAACGCCGTGGCGGGATGAGCTCGCGATCTACGATCGCGGCCGCTTCTTCACCATGACTGATGAGGGTCGCGGCGAGCCGAGGGAGGCGCAGGACGCATTGAGCGAGCTGATCGCCTTCTACTTCCCCGAGCCCGACGATAAGCCCCCTGTCGCGCACCGTCAGCCCCTCTGCGACGATGACGCGGGGGTGGTGGACCGAATCATGGGGGACGCCCGGACGGCAGCCCTGTGGGCCGGAGACACGTCCCTGCATGGTGGCGATCACTCGGCCGCGGACATGGCGCTGTGCGCGCACCTTGCGTACTTCACCGGGAACGACGCGGCGAGGATCGATGCCCTGTTCAGACGCAGTGCCCTGTTCCGGGACAAGTGGGATGAGCCGAGGGGGGATGGGACCTATGGGTCGATCACCATCGAACGGGCGCTGCGTGGCCGCTCGTAACGTCGGCCGCGTCTACCTGTGCGGGCGCATGACGAATACCCCGGGCTTCTCGTTCCACGTGTTTGACGCCGTCGCGGGGGAGCTTCGGGAGCGCGGGATCGAGGTGGTGACTCCCTCTGAGCTCGACTCGCCCAGCTCGCGCCAGGCAGCGCGGGCGTCGGAGGGCGGCGACGCTGACGCGTACTATGCGGCCACCGGGGAGAGCCGGGGCGTCCTGATGGGCCGCGATGTTCGGATCGTGATCGACGACGTGGACTGCGTGGTCGTGATCCCCGGCTGGCGCAAGTCCCGCGGCGCGCGCCTTGAAACGTTCGCGGCATGGCTGCACGACAGGCCGGTCTTGTACTACCCGACCTTGCGTCGGGTGCCGTTCGCGGCACTGCTGTCGGCTTGGGTGGGAAGGAGTGGCCGGTGGGAATCGTGACCTCTGGGCAGACGAATGGGCTGGGGCGCTGTGAGGCGTGCCCGTCGGCCGCCGGCACCCCGCACGCTCCTGACTGCCCTAGGGATGGAGGGTTCGTGATTAGGGACTCGGGTGTCCGCGAGGACTACCCGTCGGGGATGCGCCGCGACACGCAGGAGGGTAAGACGAACTATCTGCTGGCGCTCGACGGCCCCATGTTCAGGCGCTACGCGGAGCACATGTCGAAGGGGGCTGTCAAATACGGCCCGCGGAACTGGCAGCTCGCTGATTCGGAGGAAGAGCTCGAGCGCTTCAGGCAGAGTGCTTTCCGGCACATGATCCAGTGGCTTGATGGGGATCGGACCGAGGATCACGCGATGGCGGTTGTCTTCAACCTGAATGCCGCGTCCTACGTCGAGGACCGCCTTGCTCGGAAGGGTGGCGCTTGACGCTGACGGTCGGCTCGCTGTTCGCTGGCATCGGAGGCTTCGATCTCGGGCTTGAGCGCGCAGGCATGCGTACCGCCTGGTTCTGCTCGCAGAACCAGTTCTGCCAGCGCGTGCTCGCCAAGCACTGGCCGGGGGTGCCCTGCTACCCCGACGTTCAAGAAGTGACTGCTGGGGCCGTCGAGCCGGTCGATGTTCTCTGTGGCGGTTTTCCCTGTCAGGACATCAGTTTGGCTGGGAAGGGAGCTGGACTTGCGGGAGCGCGCTCGGGTCTTTGGTCAGAGTTCGCCCGTCTCATTGGGGAGCTTGAGCCGCGATGGGTCATCGTGGAGAACGTCTCAGCTCTCCTTGGACGGGGACTCTCAGTTGTTCTCGCAGACCTTTCCGCGCTCGGGTATGACGCGGAGTGGGACTGCATACCAGCTTGCGCCGTTGGCGCCCCTCACCGCCGCGACCGGGTCTGGGTCGTTGCCTACCCCAACGGCGAAGGCGAGCATGCTCGCGCCGTCGATGCAGAAGTGGGCGTCGCACCGGAACCTGTGGCCGACCCCGACAGCACGGGACCACAAGGACACGGGCGATTTGAGCAACGTCCCAGAGAACGGCCTGCTGCCGCGGATAGTGCAACGGGTGGAGCGGGAGAGACTTCCGACGCCCACCGGTTCCGTCGGAACCGGTGGGCCGGGCATAAGCCCGAAGCGCACGGGTGGGGAGAACCTGCGGACGCGGGTTGGTGGACAGTTGAACCCGACGTGGGTCGAGTGGCTAATGGGGTTCCCGCTCGGGTGGACAGACTTAGGAGCCTCGGCAACGCCCTCGTCCCGCAGATCGCGGAGTGGATCGGCAGACGCATCCTCGCTTGGGAAGCCGGCAACGCGTGACCGAACCCCCGAGCGTTGACGACTACTTCCAAGCCGCCCACCAGCTCGCCCGGCTCGTTCGTGCCGCCTTCGACAAGCCGGGCAGCGTGAAGCGACCCGAGCTGCTGCGAGCGCTCGAACGCTTCGAGCAGATCGATAAGGAGGCCAGGTGAACCTCAGGGAGCGCGCGCACTTCGCGTGGCTGGACCGACAGATCGCAGACGAGGACGCGCTGCGTCGCGGGACCGAGGGCGCGCTGCGGGACCTCGTCTGCGATGCCTGCGAGATCGAGTGCACGAGCATGTCCCCGTACTTGGCACCCCCCGAGGCGCGCTTCGATGTCGACGGCTTGGAGTTCAAGGTTGTGGTGGACGAGAAGACGCGGCGCGCGGGGGACGGCCGAACCTGGACCGACACGGTGATTACGGTCATGGTGAGGCTCACGAGCGCCTATGTCGCCGTGAGGGATCTTGCTGACTTGGGGCGACTGATTGCCGCTGAGGCTCCTGCCCCGACGGTCGCCGGGGAGCCCAAGGCGCCCGCTCCTGCGAACGGCGACCCGACCCATCCGACGCGTCGCGTGTCGGTCAATTACGGCCTCGGAGGGAACCCATGATTGCCGATGCTTCCGCCGTCGCGTTCTTGGTGGCGCTGGTGATGATCGCGGGCGGCCTTGCTGCAGCGCCCGCGCAGAGGGACGGCACGCGGTCGGTCAAGGGCCCGGGGATCAGCGTGGCGATTCTCGCTCTCGTGGTCGCTGGCGTGGTGCTGAGCGTCCACGCGCTGCTGTGAGTGGGGGCCTGCGGGTCGTTCAGGTCACCAAGGACGAGGCAAACGCCTGGGTTGGGCAGTACCATCGACACAGCGCGCCCGTTGTGCAGCACGTCTTTTCGCTCGGCGCCCTAGCGGGCGAGGAGTTCGTCGGCGTAGCCATCGTTGAGCGGCCCAAGGCACGCGGCAACCAAGACGGCTGGACGCTGGAAGTCACCCGCGTTTGCACGCTCGGGCACCGGAACGCCTGCTCGTTTCTCTACGGCACGTGTTGGCGATCCATGAAGGCGATGGGCTGGCTTCGTGGCGTGACCTACACGAAGGACAACGAGACAGGCGCGAGTGTCCGCGCTGCGGGCTGGGTCGCGTGCGGCAGCACAAGGGCACGCACATGGGACACGCCAAGCCGTCCGCGCAAGGCCCCGAAGTACGGGGTTGCCGGTCGGATACGTTGGGAGATCCGTGCTGCCGCCTGGCACGAGGGCCTAGATCCACGGCCGAGAATTGCCGTCGGAGCGACGAACCTTGGGCAAGGGGCGCTCCTGTGACACGACTGCTCGCCGTCCGCGAGGTCGCCGAGGCCCTAGCTGTGTCTCGGTCCACGGTGCTGCGCTGGACCCGTGAGGGTGTGCTGCCGGGCTTCCGGCTGCCCTCGGGAGCGCTGCGCTACCGGGAGGACGATCTAGCGGCGTGGATCGAGAGGCGGGCGACGCCGAGCGAGGAGATTGCTAACCGTCTTCACGCGACGCCACCCGAGCGGTAGAGTAGGGCACGCTAACCGTCTTCTACCGTGAGGAGAACTACGTGTCGTCCGACGATCTCTCGGATGCCCTAGGGCACATCGAATCTGCGCTGTCTGTTGTATCGCGCTATGCAAACGAGCTAGCTTTCGTCCCCGGGAAACGATCCGAGGTCGTGTCCATAGAAGAGCATCTGCGAAGGGCGGCAGTCCTCCTCTCGGCGGAACGAAACCAGCTTCGGGGCGACGAGCGACGCCAATAGGATGCCGGCTACGCAGCGCGGTCAGGTCGACCGCATCGCCGCCGGGAAGTGGCGCCTTCGCTGGTACGACCTCGACGGCAAGCGCCACGCCAAGCAGCCGTTCTCGTCCAAGTCCGCCGCGTGGAAGCACTTCCGCGAGCACGTCGAGCCGCTGCTAACCGGAGGAACGCCCCCGCGGCCCGAGCTGACGTTGAGCGAGTTCATCGCGCTCTACCTCGACCGCCACGCTGCGGACGTTCGCCCAAGGACGATCGCTACGCTGCGGGAACGACTCGGCCACGCGGAGCGACGGTTCGGCGCGCTCCCTCTCCACGAGCTGGAGGGCATGACGGACGAGATCGTGGCGTGGCGTACCCGACAGCCAGCACGGATCGCTCACGGGCGCATGAGCGCCCTGCGGCAGTGTCTCGCCGCCGCGGTCCGCTGGGGCTACATGACGCGCAACCCGGCCGTTCTCGCGGGGCGTAACCGTCGCCCCGCTCCGCGCACCATCCGCGCGTTCTCGATGGGCGAGCTTGAGGCGATCAGCGTCGAGCTTTCCCCGCAGTACCGGTCGGTCCCGTTGTTCGCTGCTGCTACTGGCCTCCGTCCGGAGGAGTGGCAGGCGCTCGAACGCCGGGACATTGATCGCGCCGCTGGCGTTCTGGGCGTCCGGCGCACCATCTCATCAGGCAAGGTTGTCGAGCTCGGGAAGACTTCCCGTTCTCGGCGACAGGTGCCGCTGTCCCCTCGGGCCTTGGCTGCGCTTGACGCGCTGCCTGCTCGGCTGGGCACGCCCCTGCTGTGGCCGTCCCCTACGGGCGGCCTCCTTTGCTTGGATAACTGGCGGTCGCGTGAGTGGTCGCCTGCGGTCGAGGCGGCCGGGGTTCGTCGGCCGGCGCGGATCTACGATCTGCGCTCCACGTTCGCGTCGAATGCCCTGGCTGCTGGCGTGAGCGCGTTTGAGCTGGCGCGGATCATGGGAACGAGCGTGGCGATGATCGAGCTGCACTACGGCTCCCTGTTGGATGGGGCGGCGGCGGGGATCGCGGCGCGGCTGGGCGCCTTTGAGGCGACGAGCTAGCGGCAGTTCAGCAGGTCTGCCTGGACCTTCACGGGGACCCCGCTGAAACCGCCGTTGCGGCACGAGGCCTCGTTGCCTTGCGCGAGGCTGCGCCAGCGACCACGAGTGAAGTGCAGATAGGCCGCGTCGCCAGCTTGCTCTTGTGAACACGCGCCCGTGTCGCGCGTGGTGACGACGAGGGCCCACAGACCAAGGCCACGCAGGTTCGTCGTCCAGACGCCGTTGCACTGAGGCGACAGGCCCGGTCCGAGTGCCTTGAGTATGGATGCCTTCGTGGTGCCGCTTGCGGGCTGCCGCGCAAGGGCCGGCGATGCGACGCCAAGCAGGATCGCGAGCGCTGCGAGGGGAGTAGCAATCCAGCGTGTCATCGGGCCGGAAACGCTACTGACTCGGCTGGGATCGCGCAAGCGCAGGAGAGCGTTTGGGTCGCTAGTGGGTCGCGGCCGAGGCGCCGAGCCCCCATATCTCCAGCGCGCCCGGAGAGATTCGAACTCCCGACCTTCGGTTCCGTAGACCGACGCTCTATCCAGCTGAGCTACGGGCGCGTGGCGGCCGATTCTACCCCGCGGGTTTCGTGCTCGGAGCGGAGGGTAGACCACGGCCGAGGCGAGGGAGGTGCGATGGACGTCGGGACGGTGACGGGCTCTAACGTGGGCGCCCCGAACGGGCGCGCGAGCGTCGCCGCGCGGCTGGACCGGATCCCGCCGTGCCGGATGCACGTGCGCATCAGCATCGCCGCGGGCCTGGCGAACTTCTTCGACCTCTACGACGTGTTCCTCGGCGGGGTGCTCGCCGCGGTGCTCGCCACCAAGTGGCACCTGACGACGGACGGCAAGGCGCTCGTCATCGGCTCGGGCTTCGGCGGGATGTTCGTCGGAGCGGTCTTCCTCAGCCGCCTCGCCGATCGGTTCGGTCGCCGCAAGATGTTCATCGTCAACCTCGTCTGCTACTCGATCTTCTCGCTGGCGGCCGCGTTCTCGCCGAACCTCACCTGGCTGGCGATCCTGCGGTTCCTCGGCGGATTCGGGCTCGGCGCCGAGCTGTCGCTGTCGGACGCCTATCTGACCGAGTTGCTGCCACGCGCGATCCGCGGTCGCTACATCTCCGCCGCGTACACGCTCGGCTTCATCGGTGTGCCGTTGGCGGCGTTCGTGGGCGCCGAGTTCGTGGCCAAGCACACGCTGCTGATCGACGGCTGGCGATGGCTGCTCGTGCTCGGCTCGCTCGGCGCGGTGCTCGTGCTGGCGATCCGCCGCCGGCTGCCCGAGTCGCCGCGCTGGTACGAGATGCAGGGTCAGCACGCGCAGGCCGACCGGGTGACCACCGAGCTCGAAGCGGAGGCCGAGGCCCAGCTCGGGCTCGAGCGGCTGCCCACGCCCGAGCCGATCGCCTCGCCGCCGCCGACGACCTCAAACCTGCGCGCGATCTTCGAGCCGCCCTACGCCCGGCGCAGCGCGATGCTGTGGTTCTTCCAGTTCTTCCAGACCGTGGGCTACTACGGCTTCGGCACGCTCGCGCCGCTGGTGCTCGCCGCCAAGGGCTTTCACATCGTCTCGACGCTCGGCTTCACGGCGATCATCTACATGGGCTACCCGCTGGGCTCCGCCGGCTCGGTGCCGATCATCGAGCGTTTCGAGCGCAAGCACCTGATCACCGCCTCGGCTCTCATCATGGCCGGGCTCGGGGTGGTGTTCGGCTTCGCTCGGGTCCCCTGGCTGATCGTCACCGCGGGCTTCCTGCTGACGGCGACCAGCAATGTGTTCTCCAACGCGTTTCACATCTACCAGGCGGAGATCTTCCCCACCCGGATCCGAGCCACCGCCGTCGGGACCGCGTACTCGCTCAGCCGCCTCAGCGGGGCCATCCTGCCGTTCATCAGCGTCTCGGTGCTCGACCACCTCGGCGCCTCGACGGTGTTCATCGGCTCGGCGGTCATCATGGCGCTGATCGCGACCGACATCGCCGTCCTCGGGCCGCGCAGCACCAGGC